GGGGAGAGTCCTTACAACGGTAATTCAGATAATAGAGTATTCTGCTTCTTCCGTAGTGACGGTAATGCTTCTACTGCGAATGTGTTCTACGACTTAGATGCCTACGATGCAGGGCCAATGCACATAGCATTCGTATGCAATACCACTTCCCAACAACTATACATCAATGGTGTAGAGAAAGCCACAGGTTCTACGAACTTTACAGGTGAGACATTCAACATTACAGATAGGGATTTTGTCCTATGTGATGTGTGTGTTGGTAGTAACACTACCTATGGTAGCGCACCTATGGATGGGAAAATGTATAATGCAGTCCTCTATGACACTGCATTAACTGCGGCAGAAATATTGGAGATGTATGAGTCTACAAGAGGGAGGTTTGGTTTGTAATGGCAGATAGCGATAAGGACATCCTGATTACTCCGAATGTGAGTCAAACTTCCCAACCCGAAATCAAGTTCGTAGGAAAAGACAACTCACCTATGTTCCTCAAGGTGTTAGATGACAATACCCTATCTTTTGAGGGAGCAGAGGGACAAGTCTTCTCGATAAACCCAACCATGTCATCTGGTGACATATTCAGCGTTAGCGATATCTCCGGTATTCAAAACATAGCAGTAAATGCTGATGGGACTATAACAATCAATGCACAAACCAAATCAACCACGATAAAGAACAGCGCATCGAATACCGCTACTTTGATTCTAGAGAATACGAATGCTGATGCGATTGATGGGCCTATACTTGATTTGTATAGAAACGATGGTGCTAATTCAGGTGATGGAGATGACTTAGGAAGTATTCTTTTTACTGCTAACAATGATGCAGGTCAGAAAACTGAATTTGGTAGGATAACAATGGAACCAAATGACGTTAGCGATGGTTCAGAAGATGGTGAATTAATATTTAGATTAACGGAAGGTGGAGCAGTTGAGCAAGAGTTCTTCCGACTTCGTGGTGGTGTGAGACAGTTTGAGATTAATGCGGGTACTGATGACATAGACTTCTGTTACAATTCAGACGCAACGAATAATTTTTTCTTCATCAATGCTGGCACACAACGGATAGGAGTTGGAGATGCCGGTTCTGCTCCTGACCATTTATTACATCTAGAAGGGATAGATGGCGGTAATGGAGAGTTATTCGTTGAAAGAGCGAGCGGTGCAGGAATAAAGACACAGGCACAAGCATCTACTGGTGTATTTGGAACTTCGACTAATCATACTCTAGCATTGATGACGAATGGCTCTCAGAGACTCAAGATAAACAATGTCGGGGGAATCGAAGCAGTATCGAATGCGAATGGTTGGAACCTTTGGCATAAGGTAACTTTCGGTAAATTGGATTATGGAACATCTAATGGTCAAGGTTCAGGATTGAATACATTTACATTTGATGATAATGAAGTGGGTATAAGCACCTACACCTTACCTAGAGACATCACTATACACGCAGTTGAAATTAGAACACAGGGAGTGGTATTGAGTGGCTCAACTGCTCAAGTGCTGAGAATATTTGCAAATGGAAATGCAGGGTCAGGAACACTAACTGATATTTCTTACAATGCAAGTCAATTCACAAGACATAATTCTGAAAATTCAAATGCAACTCAACATTCTCTAGTGGTCACAGGAGTAAACGGTTCATACAATGCAGGTGATACTTTAGGAGTAAGAAGAAACTCAGGTGCGGTGGACATGGGCGATTACATTGTGGATATTTGGTTTAGCATTGATAATGCTTAGGTGATAATATGGTTGAACATGGTGAAGAAGAACAGGAAAGAAACCCAAATGTAACAGTCCATGAAAACGTAGGGCCGGGACATTCAGAATATGATGAAACAGAAGAGTTTGCTTTCGCATGGGAGGAACTGAGAGCGAAAAGAAATTTCCGATTGAAGAAAGTAGATGTGTATCAAGGGGTCTTGCTTTACAACACTCTAACAGAAGCACAGCAAACTGAGTTGGCTACATACAGACAGGCACTTCTGGATTTGCCAAATGACTATGATGACCCATATGAAGCGATGGCAAACCTACCAACAATACCATCTTGGCTAAATTAACTCGCAATCCCACCAACGAAAGCGGTTCAATTTGACTTTCTTCAATGGTAAATCCAAAATGCAACCCCATTGTAAATTAATTCTCTAAATGGCCGTTTTACCCCACCCTAGAGAGCCTCGCTTTTGGCCCACTCCATAGCAAGGTAGTCCAACCTGCCTAACCACGAAATTAGACCACTTGTGAGTACTACTAGGTAGGGGGTGTAGAAACTCAAAGGCACTTCAATTACAAAATTATCTAGAAGGCCCATGTCCAAAATCTCAATCATTGTTCTTCACTCCTGAAATACTTGGCTAGTTCTTTGAATTCATTCACTAGAAGAAACGAGGCACAGAAAAGGAAGAACCCCATCAGGATGTAGACAGGAAGAAAGGGGCTATACTCCAACTCTCATTTCTCCCTGTACAGTTTCCCCTGATTGTAATAAATCTCAAACTCAATTTTAGTAGTGTGTATCATGTAACCTGTGCCACCCAGTAGTCCCAGTCCCAATCAGGATGTTTTTTCTTCATCAAATCAATATGCCTATCCTTCTCATTAGCCATTCAGTTTTCCTCCCAACATCCATGTGGTGCAGAATTTACACCACTAGTTATTTTACTTTTTTATTGGATGTGAATTTTTTTGTTGTGTAGTGCAGACTTTCGACTGGGCCGCGACCAGTTTCGGATGTGAAAAATCACACATTTCCTCAGTTTAAATATGGATAGCCGGGGCTGTTTACACAAAAACTAGTTTATTCCTAATGCAGAACGAATTCGTGAGGATTCGACTAGTAAAAGTCACAATTTTTGCGATAAAAAAAGCGGAGCCTTGGCCGGAAATTAATCCGACCAAAGCCCCTTACATTCTCTACACTGCCAAATCTTCATCTTAACAGGAGAGCCTACTATTTGCCCTTGTATGCGAATAGGAATAGTTTCCTTTCCACAGAACTTACATGTTTCCTTGAGAGCCACTACGTTCCATCTCCTCAGCAATCAACTTGTCCATGTACTCTTCTATGTTAGTCTCTGAATACTTGGACCCTCCAAACGCCGCGAAGAATAGTAGGCTAATTATCATCACAAATACTGTCCATGCTACCCATTCCAATGCCGTTGCCATTACCAATCAACTCCTAAATCGAGGACTTCCTCTTGGTCTATTGAGAACCCCTTCACCATTTTATTGTTTTGGCCGTGTTGCCAAAGGTCATACACCAACTGACAGTCTTTCAAACAGTAGTCTGCTACCTCTGAGTACCCACCAGCCTTCCATACTTCGGGAGCCATCGCACTCTCCATCATCTTGTCAGAGCCAAGAGTATGCTGTACCAGATTCGATAGTGAGTATCTCTCACCATACTCTTTGTTGAGTATCCTACTTGTATCGATGTATGCCTTGTTATCCAGATACTTCTTGATGCAGTAGATGTCCATCGCGTTCTTCAATACAGGTAGGTCAAAGCCAGCGATGTTGTGTCCAAGCAAAGTGCCTCCTTTCTCAAGGTGGTCATCCAAATCAAACTTCAATTGTGACAGGGGTTTGATTTCTATATTGCTCTTCTTCAAATCATCCACTGCTTTGTCAATGTATATGGTTCCCTTGTCGCCATCCCAAGTGCATACCGTTGACACTTGGAACATGTGGGTATTACCCCAACCGCCTATGTCGTGAGACATATTCTTGGTTTCCAAGTCAATTGCTAAAACGCTCATTTCTTGCCCTCTTCACCAGACCATAACTCTGCAATCTTGTTTTGCTTAGTTTGTTCAGGGTTGGGAGCCTCTATCAAAGTGGCCTTCTTCAAGTAAGCAACAATGTACTGACCTTCGTTTATTGTTATCATTGTAGCCAATTCCCAACCGTCAGCACCGTAGGTATTCAAAGATTCTAGAATTACCTTGGGTCCATCACTGGTGTTAAAAACAACATATTTGTTCTCAAATATACTACTCATTACCCTCTGCCTCCTTAAACCGCACATAAGCCCTTCGCCCTATCATCTTTGTCTCAAAATTGTCACCTAAGTCATTGAACCAGCGATAAACAGTCGCTTGTCCCTTGCGGCTTTCCTTCCTTACGGAGTCTAGCATTGCAGTCTTATTCACCCAATCGTCATCGCCCTTGCGAAGTTGCTTGTATGTTTTCTTGAATATCGCTAGGTTTGCCCTGTCCTTCAATCCATTCGCCTGAACTTTCAGTGCCATGTCCAACCAAGAGACTAGTGACTGATAGCATTGCCTTACGAGGAACGAAGCCTGTCTCACGTTTCTCTCAGTTACGATGAATCTCTTCGACTTGTCCGTTATGCTCGGTGCTTCCGCTATCGCAGAAAGAACAGCCATCCTGATGAGAGTACCATTCAACCTAGTGATGAAGTTGCTTGCAATCTCAAACACTTCGGGCCTACTGTTGGTAACGTAGTTCCTCATCTTCCACGACTCGTTCTTCAACGCATCTATGACACCATCACCGAACTTGACTGTGGACAACGGGTCTTCTCCGTTCTCTTCGTAGTGTTGCTTCAATACCTCGTACATCTTCACGAAGTTGTTGGCGAACTTAGTGATAGGCAAATCCCTGTTTCGGATAGTACCTACTTCCTCTAAGATAGCATCACGAAGTTCGTCTTGGATTGTCTGTGGAACTTCACGAATGTAGATAGCGCATCTTTGAATCACGCCCTTCTCAGCGATAACTCCTGTCAGTGTCTTTGGTATGTATGTAGTAGCGAACAGTGACCTTTGACACCTGCACTCAATGGTATCGCCTTCCTTGAGTTTCTTTGTTATGACCCAATTCTCACCATGTAGAGAATTCATAAAAGTGTTGAGATACATCACCACGTTCTCTTTGTGCTGTGATTGCTTGAACACTCCTGAATACTCAAACTCATCGTATGCGGCTAGTCCCTCGCCTTCCAACGCTCCATCGATTTGAATGGCAACCTGTCTTCTGACCATATTACCGTTCTCATCTTCTTCTTCCTGAATCTCGCTTCCCATAGAACCAACCAGTGCCGCATCAGTAGTGTCCTTCACTGAGAATATATCAAACTGCGTACCGTGTTTCTGATTCACTAGGTCAAACGTCAACTTGGACACAGGCCCAAAGAAATCGTATAGGGTGGACTTACCAGTACCGGATGTCTGCATCCATAGGAACTGTATCCTAGTATCATCTATTCTCCTACCATGTGGTATCGCTACCATGTCCTTGCACAACTGTCCTAGTAGCACATAGAAGGACATAGCCGAGGGAACAGGATTGTGCAGAGATACCTCTGATGCACTTCTCATGTATGCCTCAACTACCTTCGGTAGAACCGACGCTTGCGTTCTTCTTTGCATCTGAGCAAAAGAAGCGGTGTTCTCCTGTTGCTCAAAATACAATCTGTCTTCTTCATCATTATCATATATTTCCATTCATATCACCTGTTTGTCCTCTGAGTTCAATAACTCATGGATTCTCTCTGCTAACACTTTACCGAACCCATCTAGCATAGCAATCTCCGATGGTGGTGTTTCTCCTATCTCCATGATAGAACCAAACTCATCAATGAGTAGTTTGGCTTTCTTCTCACTTATTCCGGGTATGGTTGTGAGTACATCTAATCTCAAATCAGTAGTGCTGATTCTCTTCTGTTTAATCAGTCTAGGGTTATACACATCCCTAGCGATTGGTTGCATCTTGCAGACTACACAAATCATGTGTGCCGCAGTCTTCGCATCTTTGACCCATAGTATGCTTGAGTCCAAGTCTAGTATTATCTTGCCCATGGCTCCATGGAACTTATTGGATACTGTGTTGAAGTGTCCTTGACCATATGCCTTGTATGAGTCGAATGCTGACTTGAAGTCACCATACACTATCACCACGTTGTTGTCGAATGCCCTGTCCATGTTGTCTAGTTGGTTCCACAGTCTCTTGTTCATCACAGACTGTAGGAAATCAAAAGACGACTTGGCTTCAAAGCATACGTCATTGAAAACATAGTCACCAATCTCCAACCATTCCTTCTCATGTTGGATGTTCATCTTCGTGGCCTTGTCAATCACATAAGCGGTCAAGTCCGAATCCTCTCTGCTGTCAATCACCAACTTATTCATCGTGATACCTCCAACACTTTCCCACACAATATCCCTGTGGTATCAATACGTTCTTGCAACCGGGAGCATGATACCCACGATTGACAATGAAATCGACATGGCTCTTCGTTTTAGCCTCATCCCAATCCAACCATATCTCATCATTACTGGCGATGGTCGTGAGTTCCCTCATTATCCTGTCACTGATTTGCTTTCTTGAATCCATGTCAACATCACGCACACCAAGACTCAACAAGTCACGATACCACTGAACCAGATACACCCTAGCATAGTGACTAGGGTTCTCGACAGTAATGGCATTGTGCAAGCAAGGAAGTATGGGTAGAGTCCCTAATGACTCAGGGACTTCTACCTCTACCTCTGATACTGCAACTGGCTTTACCTTCGGCCAACGTATTAGTTTATCTCCATAGGTTCTTTTTGTGGTTGGTTTTGAAGCAACCCATCCGAAATGGGAGATACTATTACCCACATCTGTAGGGTCAACCCAACAACAATACGTTCCTTCTTTAGCACTCAGGTTCATCGTATTAGGAATCCTACGAAGTCTATTGGTTTGTATACCAGTTCTATCAAGCGTAGGATAATGTTTAGCCAAGTCGGTATAATACCGTTGAACGCTTCGGATATCATCAGCCACCTCACCGTAAGCGATGATGTGAAATCCTTTCCCTGAGAATATCGTATCATGCTTGATATTGTTACTAACAAAGTAATCGTGGACTGCTCTGAAATCCTCATACGCATGATATAGAGGCTCAGTGTGAGCATCGAAATCTAGGAACATCCTATCTATTACGACAGAGGAATCCACCTTCGCATTGTCAGTGAAATCAGTATAGTCATAGACGGTAGTGTAGCAGTTCATCCTACCGTTGTAGGTATTGACCCAATCAACGAATTCCTGCTTATTCTTCACTATTCTTCTTTTCATCTGTGGTGCGTTTCTTAGATGGCTTCCTGCCCACACTTCCCTTGGGAACCTCATTCTTATCTCCTCCATTAAAATTTACATTTGCATTCATTAGTTCTTCTTTCAGGTATTCTGCTACATAGCCTTGCAATGAGTCCTGTCTTACTCTGTAGAATAAACCACCAAACGTGCTGAGGCCGTGAGCATAGTAATCTCCTTCCTTTGCCGCTTCCTGCAACATTTGTTCAATAGGCACTCCTTCACACATCCTAGCGATGAAGCCGTAGTCCAGTTCCTTCTCTAGGATGTCGGCAAACTCTTTCACAATACCTTTCATGTCTTGCAAGTCTGCAAAAGTCCATTCTTTTTCAATCAACAATTCCTTAACTCTATTTCTTATCTTTTCCATTTACATTCATCTCCATTCAGAACCACTCCCCCAACGTGCTTTGGCTCAAATCTTTCTTTATCTGCATTGTGTCCCAACCCATCGCTCTGAAAACTGGCTCTGCCTTCTTGATGACTGAATCCGCATAGTGCGCCCAATCAGCCTGATACACAGCGAAGTCAGCCTCAGTCAAACCTGCCACATAGTTTGGCTTGACGTAATCCTGCTTGATGGGATGCCAGTAGTTCAGATGATTCTCCTTGACTCTGAGGAACAGATACGAGTCCTCGATGGGAATCTTGTTCACACTGTTGTAGTACACGACTCCCTCGACACCAGAACCAACTGTTGGCCTCTTACCCTCAAGAGTCTGTAGGTTCATGTTGTTGCAACATGGCCCTCTGGTCAACTCATCCAATGTCTTCTTCCTCTTGCAGTTACCACACTTGACGGAAAACCTAGCCTCTCTATATCGACTACGCTTCAATACTTCACTAATCGGAATCTGTCCTGATAAAACTTGATTATATCTATCTCTCAAAAAATCCGCTATTTCTTGTTCAGTATTATTCTCGACCCACATGTTTAGTACAGCCAACTGAGTATCCTTCGCAAGTTTGGTTTCTGATAATCTCTTAGCAGTAAACCCTGTCATAACGAATTCCTTCTTATCCAAGAACTTGCCATCCTTCCAAGTAATCAGACCAGCGTTCCTGTTCTTCGTCGCTCCGACACCTAGACTCTCAAAGTATTTCTCAAACTCTATGACGACTGGATGCTCATTCAACTCTAGCAGGTTTGGAAAATAACTTCTAACGTGTTCGTTCAATTCCTCAAGCACGTTTTTTGCTTGCTCTACTGAATCAACAGTACAGTAGATTGAATCAGTGTGTCCGTAAACTACCTTCATTCTTCCTCACCATTCTCTTCTTCCATTTGCTTAGGCCACTGTCTTTGTATCCAAAAGAATTCTATTCGTTCGTCAGTCATTCTTCCTCACCCTGAGCGTTAAAAGGCCAACCCGCTTTCTGACTGATTGTCATAGGTTTGTAAGTAGTGGCATACATTTTCTTTTCCAATAACTCGATTTGATACTCAATGACACCCTTCTCTTTGGCTAACCATCGAATAGATGTTGGATGTACATCTCTTCTATTCAGGATACCAAGTGCTAACTTTATTCCTTCGTGTTTCCCTTTCAGGTATTGGTAGTCTGCTCTTTCATCTATTTTCATTTCTTTTCCTCCATTGTCTAAACTTCAATTTGTATTCTTTCTTTGCTCTATAGTATTCCTTCCATGTCTGACTCATTCTATCTTCTCCTTGTAATCTTCATGGTCTTTAGGCAACTTGTGTTGTCTCCTATCCATCATGTTTCGTAGATACCCACTGATGTTAGTTGCGCCCTTCCTGAATCTCTTCTCAGCAACCTTGTCTCCTTTCGGAACCATCTCAGCCATCAGACCATCTAACCATGCCCGGTCTCCAACCCATTGCAGTATCTCATATTCTACATGTGCTACGCTTCTTGCTCTTCTTGTCATTCTTCCTCACTACTCCTTTCCCATAGTGTTTCAACCTCATCCACACCACAACAACCAATGTCTTGAGCATTGAAAGAATCGCTAGGGTCACCATACCAATAGTAGTAGCATTTCTCTATCCATCCGATTCTAAGACCATTGTGAAACTCATCATGCTTGTCTTCTTCACATTCACTTACCAGAGTACGAACGCTATGCCAATACTTGCCAGCGATAGTTTCAACATCACATGCATCACCGTCTTCATTACAATGGTAAACTTTGTATTCGATAATTTGTCTTGTTGGTGATTGTCTCATTCCTCATCATCTCCGTACAATGCCCATTGACTTCTTATCCCCCATTCTTTCAGGTCTTCCTTAGTCCATGGCTTTCGCATTCTCATCACATCTCCCACTAGTTGGTCTATGCATGTGGGACAGACAGAGCCGTGGGTTGTGCTTTGTAGGGTTATGACACCCTTCTCATCATTACCCCCTTCTCTATGACATACCACACACTTCATTCGCTCATCTCCTTGACCTTGAAAAAGGGTATTTCCTTTGACCTAAACCCCATCTCCTTGACTTTGAAAGCGGCTAGACGTATGGCTTCCCTCGCACTAGCAGTGATGCAAGCGGCAAGTTCCACATTGGCCCATCCGAATCCTTGGTACGCAATGATGCCGTAGAAGGAAGCCATGAGCCTCTTGACTGCGAGTTGATTGTTGTTCCACTTGTTGTAGTCACTTTCAGACTCGGCATTCCTAGCCAATGATTTGTATTCATTCCTTAGTGTCTTTAATTCTAGAACTGCTCTTGGTAGTAGGCCAAGTTCATCCACTTTGAAATATTTCATATCGTATTCCTTTACTTCGCTGAAATCTTTTGGTGTCTTGATATTGACTGCAAAGGCAGTTGGTTCTTCCGATACGGTCTCCCAACTGATATTCCTAGCGATTATCATAGATGGATACAATTGTGCGTAGTCGAATGCCGCGACACCTAAATGGAGTCCATTTGTGGACTCGCTGAGAGGGTCATACACCATCGCGCCGTCGTAGGACACCCGCTGTCCTTTCTCGCCCGTAGGAGCCTTCCAAGGGGCATTTCGCATGAAGTATATTCCACCCATGTTGCTCGCATAGAAGCAAGCATCGAAGGGAGCCTTGAGAAGCCTTTGGAGTGATACGATTGCTTCTGTTGTGTGTTGCATTTCATCTATTAGGACTAATAGTTCAACGTCTACTTTAGCATACTCAACGTATCTCTGTGTGTCCTCAAGCCACCCTCTTGCAAAGAACTCGTTCTTATCAGGAAACTTTTCACTGACTAACTTCTTGCGACCTAGTACAGTCTCGGAGATGTAGTCAAGTGACATCGATGCTAGTGTTCCTCTCTGTGCATCGTTCCATTGTCTCTCAAAAGCCAAGTCAAGTGGAACACAAATCCTACCTTTGATTGGTTGTGCTATCGGAGAGTAGGAAGTTACCGTTCCCTCATCCATGATTGGTTTGTTGTTCTTCCAAGAGACACCAGTGACCTCGTTCCATGGTGACAGTAACTTGGGGTCAACCCCATGATGCACCATTCTCTCAATCAACTTCGGCAAATCGAACTTCCAACCGAACCAAGAGATAAGCATGTCAGGGTCATCATCTATCATATCAGACAGGAAGCATATCAGCATCTTCTCCTCAGAGTCAAACAGACGAGAGGTCGAAATGTCATATCCTTGTTCCAAGAATGATTCCATCTCTGGTTGCCAAAAGTAAGTACGATATCTCTTCATGTAGTTATCATACACCACGATACAAGTGATAGCACCATCATGCTCACCGCCTTGCATCCACTCCATGTCCCAATACCACTTACGCATCTGGTACTCAGGCATCTCATCGATACAATCAACAGCGTACCTGTAGTGGTGTGAGACATCTGCTTCGTATGATGCATGAAAGTTATTCCTCAAACGATACGAGTACGATGGCCTTGGTGGACTCCAAGTAACCTTGACTAGTTCATCGCCTTCTAGGTTCTTGTAGTCGCCGTGTTGGAATTTCACATCTAAATTGAAGTTTCCCCACTTGTCCTTGAACCGCATTACTTTCTCTTGACCATCTTGATATTCAATCCTGTCACCGTGTTCAGTCCACCCATGTTTCTTCTTCACGAAGAAGTGTGGTGGAAACTCATGGAAGGAGACCTCCTTACTCTCTCTTTCAAGAGTCTTGGGGTCTCTCCACCTAAGTCCTATCCCTTCTTTCAGTTTGTCTATTATCATTATATTTCATCTCCATTACTATTCTTGTTGGCATTACAAGTTCCCAATGACATCGGCTACAACACCTTCCATTCTTCACAGGTTCCGCATTGTGACCGTGCTTCCAACCGTATTCTGTTTCTTCTATTTCTCCTTTACAAATTACACACTCCATGTCATCACCTCGATAGATAGGGTGCTTTGATGAGCAACCTGTTTGGTGAGTAGAACATGACAGGACTATCATCCTTTAGGAACACACTCACAAGCCCACTGACGAAACCACTGAATGGGCCAGTGAACTCAACAGTCGAATCAACACCATCGGCATTCACCATGTCAACGGATACCTCTACTCTATCAACCTCGGTCTTCTGAGAAGATATCGTGAGTTTGGTATCCCTTGGGTTTGAGTTTGGCAACACATCACCAGATGTGAAGTCGAACTTGTATCTAGCCAAGTTAAGAACATCACATGCCTTTGCCGCATCGACAGCATCATCCTCAAGAAGAGTGACCATGCTATCGAACTGAGTCCTACCAAACTGCACCGTACCCAACTGACCTGCTCTCTGTGACCTTGATAGTGGCCCAAGGTCATATTCCAATATCCTGTTTATCATATCCATATGCGGATGTGTCAATGCCTTGGACAGGGACGCCTTCTTCGTGCTGTCAGTCATTACGATATGGTCATTGCAGGTGAATGTCATATCACCACTGAATACTTTCAGATGCTTGAGTACATTGGCAATGTCAATGATACATGCCCCTTGACTCACATCCTGCTCATCTGTAAAGTGATGGTCTATCCTACAGGCAACAGATGGGCTTGCATTCGCAATCCTCAACTCACCTGTGTCCTCGACTGACATCATGGCATATTCAGAAAGTATGCCGCTCTTCGATGATGCACCATCGTAATACTTACCCTTTAGGTATACGTCTTCTAAGTAATTCTTCAATCTCTTTGCTTCTATTTCTATTTTCATAACCAACTCTCCTCGTTAGCCGCATCACAGATTCCGTAGAAACTGCAACTCGCGCACGTTCTTGCGAAGTATTTCGTAGGGAAGATGCCTTGCTCATATGAGTGTAGCATCTGTGCGATACCCTTGATGACTGATGTGTAACTGCCTTTCTTCGCTGGTTCCACATACACGTAGTTTGATGCAGGATAGAACCAACCCCAATGTGTGATGGGTATGTTACCATCAAGCCCATGAGTGTCCAGTAGTTCTCTTGGGCAGTTCTCAAACAACAACTGATAGAACGCCATCTCCTTTCTCATCATCGTCTTCTTGTAGTCTTTCCAAAGACCAGTCTTCAATTCCATGGGAATGTAAGACCCCTCCTCATAGAACATACGGTCAATGATTCCTTGTAGATGAACCACGTAGTCCCTTGACAGGGGATACTTGTCTGTCGTATCTGCATCTATCGTTATCTCTGCATCAAACATAATCTCATTGACAGCAGGTACGAAGTTCTCCAACATCCCTTCCTCCTTGGCCTCTAGAAACCTATTGGCCTCAAAGATGGATATTGTCTCATACATCTCACTGTAGTCATCTATGGGATGTAGGCTCATGTTGTAGTTTACGAGTTCCGAGTAGGAGAGGTTCTCCGCCTTCTTTATGTCGAAGGCATTGAAGAAGTCCTCTCTAGCATTGTGAACAATCGTTCCCTTTGCCATTGCCTCGGTCTGGTCTTGAGGCAACCTCTCAATATAACTGAACTCGTACTTCTTTGGACACCATTGATAGGAACCGAAAGAAGACTTCGTTATCTTCAAAACCGGGGATTCCGGATTATCGTAGTTCTCAGGCAAGAACTGGTATGTGTACTCTCTCATAGTTCCCCTTCCTTGAGGAAGGGAAGACCAGTCCAATCAACCTTGCCATTCTGTATTGTAAGAACGGTATGCCTAGTACCAATCAATTCGGGCCTACTAGCACTTGCCTCAATCAGTGCGACATATGTGGTAGGTCCGTTCTTCTTTATCTTGCGCTCCATCCGAATAGTAGATGTGAAGATGTCCTCAGTGGAGTCATGCCAGTTGGCAATCACACCAACAGGACTGGAATCCACATACTTCTCCTTTGAGTGTGCTATCACTATTCTGTGACAGTCCATCTCTAGTATCTTCTTGTGCAAGAAGTTCTTGTAAGGAGTGTTCCTATCTCCCCACACGAAGGGCATCTGCTTGATTACAGTGTCAGCATCTAGGTTGTGCTTGACTCTCATGTATGTCTCACACACATCAGTCAGGAACTTATCGGCCCCATCTACTATCACCGCTTTCAGTTTGCCATCTTTCAGATACGACATGGCCTCCTCGTAATGCATCTGCGCATTGTGCTTGGTGGCTTCGATGTCTACCAGTGTGTCAGGATGCCTCTCGATGGGATTGAACACGACTAGGTTCTCCATGTTGGCGTAATGATTCCTCTTTACGTCAATGAACCTGTTGTCGTAGTCCCACACGAATACATGCATATCATTCGCTATGTCCTCTTCCGTGAGGATGTCTGCCGCTACTCCGGACTTGGCTGATTTAGCCTCACCCCAAATACCAACACAAAGGAAGTTCTTGTTCCTATCCTGTGCTTCCTTTCTCTTAGCGAGATACGCTTCCCTTCCCAATGCAAAGGAACCCTTCTCTTTTTCAGTCGTTGTTATTGCTTCCGTCTTAGTTGTACTCCACGCCATTCTCATCACCATTCTCATCATAATGTACCATACGGTTTCCACAGGTTGTTAGTATCCTGTTGAGGTCATCGTATGAAACCTTCAATCTCACTTCCTTACCAGACATGGTGTGTAGTTTTACCCAAAACTCACCTGTCTCATGGTTCTTCTTCCAAGTAACAAAATCAACGTTACTCGCAGGGATAGAATAACTACCCCCATGTATCACATGGTCATCATCACGATAGTTGCTGATGTGATACGATTTGTAATATCCCTTGCTCATGTGAAAAACCAATCCGTTTCTTCTTCCTCGTTGAACTCAATAGCGTCAGGGCTACCGCCTCTTGACTTGAGAACATGAAGTCCTGTTACGTTTATCGTTACGTTCTGTAGATTTCCTTCCATGTCTGTTGACTGTGAGGTTCTACCCACTACAACCACGTTTGAACCAATACCGAAGTCAATGTCCATGTGTGGTGGTATCCAGCATGTCGTTCCACTCCACCCATCGTTGTCGAAGTCGAAGTCGGTGTTCAGGTCATCAAGCGTCAGAATCCTGTTACCGTTCTTGGTAGGAGTCATGTTGATGCTCGTCACACTGCCGTCAGTGAACACGAACCTGTCGTTGTATTCCTTCTGACCGACTGTGCTGTGAAACCTCTCCAAGTCAATCAGTGGGCTGAAGTTGCCTTCTGACTGTTCCATGAGGGAATCCTGTATCGATATGTCTGATACATCCATTGCATCAGGTAGGTCGTCGTTGTAGACCAGTGAGGATGCAGTCGTATCTGTGACACCATGTATCCTCTCAGGCTTGCTTGAGTTGACGATGCATGTGAACTGCACGAACTCAAATGTCTTCGGGTTGAAGTTGACCGAGTGTGGTCCCTTGTAGTTGAAGAAGTATTTACCTAGATTACCAGCAACCTCTCCGATGAACACTCCTCCTCTCCTGAACTCCGACTTCGGTAGTGGCTTGCCATAGTTCTTGTTGACATACGTGCCGTACTTCTCAGTAGCATCAAGAGGGACTAGGTACTCACCACTGTCCAACTCGACGTTGTTTTCAGGTAGTTTCGGGAATACGCGGTTCACAACTTCCCCATCCTTCACCATGGAACCATCGTACTTACCGTCATTCATGGGTGTGAAGATAGCAACCTTGCCCATGTCAAACGTAGTGTCTGCATCCCTGTAGTAATCTGCTACAATCCTATCCCTCTGGATTGCCATCATGTCCCTCGCTTCGTCAACGGATATGAAGAAACCAAATGCAGTCTTCAACAGGTCATTGTCACCTGCCGATGATGCTGGTCTTTGCTGTGCTAGTCTAGCACTGCTAAAGTACTGTCTCCACAGTCCCTTTGCCAACAAGGGTTCCTCGTTAGCATTCAGGTTGTTCTGAGCGCAGATATCGTTGAACTTAGCCAACGCCTCATCTTCGCTCATGCCGAGTAGTTCGGCGGCTTTATTTATCTCATTCATTATTTCATCATTCATTTTTATTCACCTTTTTTTTCTTGCTTGTAAGATTTCCAATATGGCCTCTGCACTTATGACAACACCTGCCAGTATCCAGAACCAATCGGAATCTAATGTCCATATCCCTGCTATTTTTAGCAGGGGCAAAATGATTAGGAGCAAGCCCCCAACCAAAATTATCTCATAGCGTAACATCAAGTGTTTGATGTCGTCTATGTCTGTTTTCCCATCTTTATTAAAATCAAATATCTTTCTTACCATTTCAATTCCATCTTCTATTATTATCAAATATTATTTTGTATAGCCCTCTCATTATTACGAATGCAAAGAAGACCTCTATTCCGCTCATATCATCTGTCCTATCATCCAAGAAGCGAGTACCTTTGGAGTCATACTACTGCTCCTCCACTCTGCTTCCCCGACGACCCTTAGTAATTTGAATTTTTCACCGTGAGTCATATCCGTCTTGATGATGGTATCATGCAAACCAACGCATATGGCTTTCATCTCAACTGAGTCGTATAGTAGGTTATGCACTTTCTCCACCGCATTCGTATATTCATTGTTATTTACTAATTCTAATAATTCAGTGTAGGGCATCAACTGTTTGTCTATCATGTTGAGGAGACTGGACTTGCTTGAAACAGCCGCTTGTAACTCCGTCAACCCTCTCCTCAAATCTCCATGTAGGGAGCCTATGAAGATTTCCAAATCATCCTCGCTGATGTGAGTGACTCTTTCCTTTTCCAGTACATCGAATATTACATTCCTAATGGCATCGTTATTCAATCTCTTGAATGAATAGTTAGCGCATCTCGATATAAGAGGATGGATAATCTTGTGCCTATCGTTGCAAGTTATAATGAACCTACAATTATCAGCATACCGTTCCATGATTCTCTTGAGTGCATTCTGTGCATCTCTAGTCATACCATCCATCTCATCAAGGAGTATAATCTTGAATGGTGCTTCGCCTATCTTGCTCGTTGATGCAATCTCCTTGATTCTCGTTCTGACTGTTTCCAACTTCCTGTCATCTGATGCATTGATTTCAAAGAAGTTAGCCTTGACATCATCACCCAGCATGTCGTTTGCAAGTGAGAGAGCGGCGGCAGTCTTACCCACACCCGCTACACCATATAACAGGACATTGGGCATCTCCTGATTAGTCACCCAATGCTCTGCATCAAGCACGAAGTTGGATTGTCCAACCACATGCATGAGTTTAGTTGGTCTGTATTTCTCTGTCCACAACATTACTCCTCACTCCTGCTCTCATCCATAATCATACTAGATATATCCATGAAATGGTTTATCTTTTCTTCTGCTTCTTTTCTGAATTTGTGTACTTCAACATGCAGTTCTGTAACCTTCTTGTTCATCCACATGATGAGTTCTATTGCATCCAGCGCAATCTGCTGTCTAGATTCAATTGCATGACTCACGTTCTCTATTACTTCATCTGTTTTCTTATTGCTCATTCTTATTCCTCCTCATCTAATTGTCCTATATACTGCCATTTCTCCTGACTAGGGTAGAACCTGAAATCAGGATGTATTCTGATTAGACTGGTTAGTTGTACGGCAGTAGTACCAGTCTGCTTGTGTATCTTACCATTCACACCAATGTAGTTATTCAGGTAGTATCTCATATCCTTTAGATTGAATAACTTCCTTCCTTGTTCTTTACCGAACTGTATCATTGCTCTCTTGCGATATACATGCTTTATTGGTCCAGCCATCACAGCCACTCCTCAAGAGTCCCTTGTGGAATGATTGGTGCATATCGCTTCTTTCTCTTCTTCTCACCCAACTTCAACATTCTACATTCAGTGTTGTCTAGTTTGGTTTTAGCATATTCCTTGAATTGCTCATCCTTCAACAAGTCCTTCAACAGATGAGCGTCTGCTCTTCTCAGTCTCAACTTGTAGCATATCTTTGGTATCGTGGAATACGCCCTTCTCTTTGGCATGACCATCTTCCTCTGCATCCTACCATCGTGGGAGTATGCTAACATCTCGTAGAAGTATTCGTTAGACCACCTTCTCTTCACATAGAAGTCAACGAAGCCTAGTTTGTTGGGATGTATGTTTGGTGCTATCCAAGACAGTAGTTGTATGTCTGGTGGTTTGCTCACCATGAGCATGTCCTTGACTTCCTCCCTGTCAGTGTTGCGAAGATACTCCCGTATCAATGAGAAGATATCAACGTCGAAGTTCACTGGTTCGTCTGACCTTGGTGCTATCTCCTTAATCTCCTCAAGCATCGTCTTCTTCGTGGCCCTCTTCAACTGACAGATGCTCAGTAGTTTCTTGGACACATCCTTCTGATTGTCAGATAGCAGAACTACTTGTCCCCTGTATTCCAGTATCGTCTTGCGTATCAGTTCGATGTTGGCCTTGTAATGCACCTCATCGATTATGATACCACGCTCTGGTGGAATTGAATAGTTGTCAGTTATGTCATATTCATTGGCATATACAACTATCGGGTCATCGGAAACAAAGGTCATTGCCTTTGTCATCTTCTCTGTGTCTGTTTTTCCTACTACTATTATTGCTCTATTCTGATTCATCGTTTTCATTAGGCTCATCTATAACCCTCACTTCCATTATTTCTTCGTACTTCGCTTCACACTTATCACAGTGAACTTGAAGTATATACCACTTCAAATTGTTCTCTTCCTTCACACCAGCCTGATAACCGAAGTCATTGTTACCACACTCTACACAACCACGCTTGACTCTCTCAAATATGTGGTGTTCTATTATCTCTTCATCAGTGATAGTATCTACCTTTTTTTTATTCAAGGTAACAGTCACATGACATGCACCACATAGTTCCCCTGTTGAAGCAGGGCGAAGATTGCAACGTGGACACCACTTCATGTGAACCCCTTCAATTCCAATATCTTGTCAAGACCCTTCTGTGTCAGGTGTTCTCCATTCTGACACATCTCCAATATATCTTGGAAGACATGCCAAAATGGGTTACAAGGCAAGTCGGGTATCAATTGCCCACAAACCTTGTCTACGTTTTCTAGTCCATTGACTAGTAGTATCGGCCTTGGTCTAGCCTTACTTTCCTTCTCCTTGTATGTAGCATCTATCTCATATTGCAACAGTGAGCGTTGTATCGCTGAGAGAAACACGCTATGTCCTCTCAAAGATATTCGTAGTCTAACGCGATAACCTAACCTCACACCATTGTCTCTTGCAACAATGACTTCTGGTATGCTAGATGCAAGCATAATGCCTTGCAGTTGGTCTTTGTTAAACACAAGCAATCGTCTGCAAATTGGTATTAATATTTTATGCCAATGCTACAACGTCTTCCATCTTGTTGATGTCTGATACATACTTGTCCCTTCTGATTCTCTTTACTCTTGGGAACCTGACGGAGTATTTACCATCAGCATCCCTAGTTATCAAATCGGCTGTTATCTCAATAACCACTCTAGGAAGGAAGTGGAACGTGTTGTTATCATACACATCCACAATCCTCTTCAATTCTGTAGTTAATAACATCAAGTCCGTATCAGAGAACCCACTGCCGACTGAACCTATCTCAGTGAACTGCCCATAACCATCGTTGACTGAGATACCAAACGAACCGAACACATCTGACCTCTTGCCTTGTCCATACTTGGCAGAAGTGATGACGACATCCAGTTCTATTCTTGCTGGCTTGTGTTTGAGAATCGTATTAGACCTCTTACCAACATCGTATGATGTAGTCTTGTCCTTTATCATAACACCCTCATATCCCAAACTTATCGCTATGTTGTAAGCGGCTTCGATTGAGTGATTGTTGTCCCATGATATGGCTCGGTACTCACTTGGGAAGTCCTCGACATAACCTAGCCTCGTTTTGTATGGCTTGTCAATCATCGGCTCTTCCATGTAATACAACACATCGAAGATAGCGAGATTGACAGGACACTCACGAACAGCCATGGCTTTGTCCTTGGAATGTACTCTCTTCGCAAGCAACTTGTGTTCAGCAGGTCTACCCCTGCTATCAATAGGGTATATCTCAGTGTCAATGATGAACTGATGCGCATTGAACTTCTTCACTATGTCAACCACATCAGGATACTGCTCAGTGACAACATTGCCCTTTCGATTGAATATGATGACACTATCATCCATCCTGTGTATCTGGTATCTATTGCCGTCATACTTCACATCAAGGTGATAGTGTTCTGGAATCTTACCATTGAAGGGCTTTGCCAAAACGCAAGGTATGAACCCCCCATGTAAAACTGTACATGGTGGGGTTTGGTCGTTGACGAGATACCTATAGACAATCGAAGCCTTGTGGAACTTACCGTAAAGCAATACATCCTTATCAGAGAAGTAATCTGCTAGTGCTTTCTCCACTGTGGATACTGATACGCCGTTTCTCGGTGTTCTCAACCAGTATCGTAGGAACCACTTGAGTTCTAGTCCGGACATCTTGTTGACAGATTCCTTGAACAACTGGTAGGAATATCCATCGCTTCTAGCACAATCCATCGTCAACAGACTCATCAGTGTCTTCAATGAGATGTCAGAATCCTCCTTGTCCAATCCAATGAACTGATTCATCCCCTCTCCGATATCAGACCAAGTTCTCTCTGCCTCTGCTACTTCCTCATCGAAGATGCCGAAGGATGTGGCTATCCACTTCCTCGCTGTCTTCTCTCCGATGTTATTGGATTCGTACTCCTCGCACAGTATGCGAACAAGCAACTCACCATCAGAGAAGGAGGACAGGTTCTCCGATAGAGTCTGTCTCTTCTTCGTAGGCTTCTGCTTCTCCAATACTTCACACAGTCTGCTGAACTTACTCAGTGTCATCTATATCATCCACTATCTTATTCAGAGCCTTTGAGAGCAACACTGCTTCTTCCATGTTCACTCTCAGTCCTTTCTTGGTGGGCTTTCCGTTGTTGAACCATCTCAGGTCAACTACATCCAACTTCCAATACTTGCCGCTCTTCACGATAACTTCGTTGTTTGAGTCTCTCTGTATTCTTGCTATTATCTTCCAATCATCATTGTCCATCTTGTATTCCTCCTTTGAATTCCTGTAGTTGTTTCAGTGACTTGAAGTATCTAGGTGACTCCAACTCATCCACTCTATGAGCCACCCAACACACACCACCTAGACTGCTAATCTTGACTAGTTCGTATGTGCTATCTCCGACTTGAAACATATCCTCTGTCTCAACATCGGGAACCAGACCGAAGTGCTTAGTCAGTTCAAAAGAGATATCACCGAGATTCTCAGCAACATACTGAACTATCAGATGTCTGTGGATAGGAACCTTGGCATCAACCGTGACCTCGATTCTTCCTTGCATCTTACAAACTTTACACTTGTTGCCCTCACATATCGGGCAGGGAATCTCAGCAGGTAATGGTGCAGGGAATCTAACAGTCACGGCTCGTTTCACAGTTCCCACAACCTATAGACAACTGTGCAGTTGTAGTCATATCCTCTCAGTTCTATCAGACTCAACGTGACTTCACCCATGGTGGGTGCATGTCCCTGTTGGAAAGATACGTTGTTCACCGAGAAGAACGGCTTCATGTCAACAGTCAAGTTGACTGTCTCGTTGTGCAGTATCGCACTAGCAGAGAATATCTCTACCAACGTGCCATTGTCACCAAACGTGATGACTGGCATTGTACTGTTGTTGGTATCCTCGTATGTGAAGTTGTGATACTCCGTAGTCCAGATTGGGTCATTACCCTCAACTGGTGGGTCAGGTATCATCTCTGCACATCCAGCAAGAGAGGATGATACGAGAAGTAGTATTACCAAACTCCTCATGTTTATTCCTCCTCTTCGGTTTTCTTTGTAAAAGTAAACCCGTATTCTTCCAGCGTTGTTTGTCTTGTGTTTTCTCCGGTTATTCTTCTCATTTTCATTCCTCCTCCTTTTTTATTTGTTCATCTATTTCTATTACAGACAGTTCCTCTTCCTCTGTCTTGTAGTCTATCACTGTCTCCGGTGGCTCCATCAAACCGAATAACACCTTCTTGCCAATCTTGGTCTTCAAGTCATAAGCAAGATACTCGTTGTCACCTAGTACGATAGCCGAGTCTAGGACAGGTTGCCACGTTTTCAAAGATTTCCAATCGGTCATGCTCCAAAAGGCAGTACCGAAAGGATGTGTGTGTATCCAGCATTTGATGGGCAACTTCATCGGTGCGCCATTGATTAACTCGTCTTCGTGTCCCTCAAAGGATACGAAACCGGGTGTCCCGTAACTGATGTACAGGTTCTCATTCGCATCCACCATCACCTGTACTTCTCTTGGTATGTCGAATGCCTTCTTCGATGCATTCCAAATCACACTGAGGAAAGTCTCAGTCGTATTGTTAGGATACAACCAGACGATATCATCCTTCATCTGTTTGTAAGCCTCCCTAATGTTATCTTTCCAATGTGGATTCTTTACTTCCAAATCAATCTCATTATACGGTCCTCTCGGTACAACCCCTGTGTTGTTTTCATCCATGCTACTACCACTTACCTTTATGTCCAGTCTTGTCTTATCTTCTTTTTTCTCATATTCATTCATTTTATTGTCCTCCCATTTGCACCATTAGTGCGTCTTGATTGTTCTGGAACTCATGGTATGCTTGGTGTCCCACTATGAAACCACCAGCATGTCTCTTCGTTCCCAAGAACTCCTCTCCGCAAACAGGACATGTCACCTTCACTATCTCTGCTTGCAGATAATACCCATCCGTGGATATTATAGTCATTATTTTATCCAAATCTTCCTCTGTTAAATCATCTATGTTACTATCTTCTTTACTCATTCTTCCTCACTCCATTCTCTTTTCTTTTCCCAGTTCTCATATTGTTCATCATAGTGTTGAAAATACCCGGTATCATACGGATTGAACATCTTCACCTCATGTATGTAGCATTCCCTGCACATGATGTGCCTAGCAATCACAGGCATCTTCCCCTTTGGGTGTGTGGCAACGTAGTCCTTAGCACCACCAACGATGTACTCATCGCAGTTGAAGCAGACTGTATCCCTGTTCTCATTCGTCTTGACGAACAACACCAGTGGAATCATGTACTTGCTACCACGCGAGTAGAGACTTCCTCTTACGACGTTTGGTAACTGTCTACATGCCATAGCGAAGTAATCTCTAGACGTATACAGTTGCTTTATGCCCACTTTGCGGTTTGATATCGCCGCTCTTGGATGTACGTCTTTCATCCTACCCAACGGTACAGTCGCTAGGTATTCCAATATCTCATTCATCGTACACATGTCACCGACATTCATATTATCAAAGAACTCAGAGAGAACCTCTTTCAGTTTCTTGTGGTTGAATTTCGTTACTCCTATAGGCATACTATCACACATTCATAATTATCTTGTCAGCCACATCATCATGGTCGTTCCACCATCTCTGAATCCACTGTGCCGCAATACCAGCGATAGCCATGTGCATCGCGTTCATCTCGGATGCAAGACCATCCCAACCCTCTGCCTGACAGGAGAAGGAACCATCCGGCCCACTCAGCAGAGCATCCACCAAGTTCTCATCCACCTTGTATGAGATAAGTGCCGCATTCCTACCCTGTGCGCGTAAATCTAGCCACTTAATCTTAGCAGAGTCTCCATACCCCTGTCGGTATAGAAGACGACGTACTGCAAGGTTGTCTGCACAGCAAACCACCAAATCATATCCCTTTAGTTGCTTGTCAAGCAGGACTTGATATGGCTGTGCATTACAACTAGCAGACCATGTGTCTACCTTCAACTGACCAACATCATGTTCGCTGTACATCTGGTTTCCAAGATTGCTCTTCTCAACCGTGTCATCATCGAACACCGTGATGTCGTATAGATGTATACCGGGCTTATCAGTCCTGCATCTCTGGTTTATTCTATTCAGGTTGTGAATGAGGTAACTACCTATTCCACCTGCTCCTATTATCATTATCTTTCTCATTGTTTTTCATCTCCATATATTGTTTTAATGTCAAGGTCAATCCTCTTTCCTTCATCTCAAAATACAACTCCTTGACCAGTCCCATTTCAAGTTCTCCGTCTTTCTGCTCTCTTTTGTCTCAAGTAGCATCTATCGCATACAGTGTAGGAACGACGATACTTCTTCCTACCACACTTGCAATACTCCTCTCCTTTCAATAGCGCACACCTGATACGAAGTCCTCGACTTGCATACCAAATAATGTCTTCCTATCTACTTGGAATATATCGCACAATGTCACCATTGCTCCCCTCAAACCAACGTGCGAAGAGTTCCAGTGCTTGCATATGGCAGACTGTGTTATATCATGTCTACTCATCATCTGACCTGTCATCCAAATGCAAGCCGCTAACATGGTGTCAGCGAATCTCATATCCAATGACTCTACATGCCTTGAGACATACTCGACAACTCTCAATGCATTCGCTCTGAAATAGTCATCTATGTCCACATCCATTCTTGACATCAGAGTTTGCGCTCTCTGCTCATGGTTCCTTGTTATGAACACAGTAGAGTTCCTCTGATGCCTAGCGATTTTCCTAGCGAACCTTGAGATGTCATTCTGTCTCACTAGCGTTCTCCTAGAATGCTCCTGTATGTTACATACGATGTCTGCTTCCTTGAGAACATAGAATGTGAGAGAGGCGCATCTCCTCTCTACATCCAAACCACGAAACAAATCTCGTTTCATCATCTCATAGTATTTCTCTGCTCTCTTCTTCAAGTCCCTTGACACGTTGTAGTACGAGAGTGTGCTGTTGATGAGCAGTCTCGCCGTTCTATCTGTCTCAGATTCAGGTTGACTCCTGACTTGTTCCCTATAGAGAGCGAACTTGTCCTTGTTACCATATGCGTCTGATTTCCTGATGATGGAACCCAAGCGGTCAGTTGACCTGCCTCTTTTGTCATCGTCGTTTATCGCAATCATATGCGTCGTTTCCTCAAATGGATTGACTACAAGCACAAGCCCACATTCGTCACAGGTCTTCTCACCCAATCTCTCGATGTAGGTGAAGTCCTTGCTACCACATTCCTTGCATGACTCACCAATCGTCACAGGATTCATTTGTTCAACGCTCCATGTTGTATCTGCTTGAATCTGTAATCCTTCCTCTTGTCATAGGGAATCAGGACTCTATCGTATCGATGCTTACCATACCACTCGTCCACCATTGGTTGTAGTCCCCTGAGTGTGTATATCATCTCACCAGCACCTTTGTCGTTCATCAGCATCATTGCTCTTGATGAGAGTTGGTCACCAATGCTAGAGTTGTGATGTAGGTTGTCAATGCAAACCGGCCCTGCCCATTTGCGACCATCCCAATAGAAGGTGTTGACATTCTGATGACCTTTCTTCCAACCTTTGTTGGCATCAGCAATCATCCAATCAGCATGGATACCCCTGACGAACAGAGCCATGTATCCCTCATGTATCACCACTTGGATATTCTCAAACTCATCGGCCAGTTCGTAGACCAACTCGTATGCTCTCTCCTCGACCATCTTCTGAGTACGATTCTGTAGCAACCATGCAATCATCAGTTTCTTCTGACTCTCTGATGGCTCTTCACCCATGAGTGCTGTCCAGAGTCTTTTGGGTGATATTCGATACCACTTCTTGGAGCGGCTTGAGTTCATTCCGAACGTGTTCACGAATGTATTCAGTTCTGATACGGACATCGAACCCCATACTCCTTCGGATATCTCAAGTGCAACATCCTTCTTGCCTACCAACTTCGTGTTGATTCTGACTTCACATTTCGTACCGTCATCCCAAAACACGTATGGCGTTCTGTTCTCTAGAGCATACATCACATGTGGTGGTGTTTCAATCACTCTGTCTATGTACTCATCGAGACTGACTGCGCTTCTATCCACCACACTCCTAAAGATTATCTTAGCCAAGGCTAGTGATATGTCGTGCAATGACATTCTCTGACTGTTCATGGTATACACAGTGTTGTTCTTCTGTATCCATATCATGGCATCCCCATCATCTCTCTTGAAGGTCATAATTGCAGTCCACTTGTCCCAATCACTATTGTCGTAAGAGTAGTACCTGCTTCTTCTTCTGTGTGTGTTTGGAATCAAGCATTGCCTGATTGTGTAAGCGATGTTCTCTGTCATGGGGTCTAGGGTCTTGGAGAACCTACTGCTTATATCCAATTGGGGAACTCTCAGAGTTCTCTCACCAAAGTTGTTCGGACTCATGCCGGGTTTCCATTTAACACCATTGACACGCATCAGGAACGATGTCGTGTCTTCCTGTCTACCATCACCTGTTCTCGGTATTGTAAATTTCATTTTCATAGTAATCACCATATTCTTGTTTGTTTATTCTATAGTATTCCTTTCTGTCATACAGGTTTTGTATGTCATCCATGTCCTTCAAAGCCGAATACCCTTGCTTTATCAGTCTCAATATCCCATGTCTCAACTCAGCGAGTTGAATGTGTTCTTCTCTGTATCTCCAATACCAAGTGCGGATGCTGTCCTTTGCACCCGCATTTACCATTGAATCTACGATTTCGTCTTCTATTGATAACCACGCCTTTTCGTTATATTTCACATGCACCACCTGCACAAGCAACTTCGCCTTGCAGATTGGTATTATCATTGTATTCCTTGACCTGTGTTAGGTCAATTGATTGTAATTTGGCGAACATATCCTCGTATTGTTCTTTCTCAATAGCCTCAAACGGTGCTTGTGTGTACACACCGTTGTCGAATGGCAGGACAGAGATACCGTTGTAGTATTCTCTGTTGTCCCACATCCATTCCTTCACTGTCTCCCATTCGTCATCTCTGACGTTAACAGTGGCGGAGACATTGTGTGAGTTGACCCCACTGATATGTCCCCTTCTCACCCACTCGATTGAATACTTCTTCAATCTCTCCAACATGGATAGAGCAGACTCCTCTCTTGTGATGATGTCACCCTTCGGTGCTTTCTGTGGGATAGCAAGTATTGCTTGGTTGTCATCCCACTCATCATCCTCTACCAACTCAGGTAGCATCTCATTCAGATACAGATACATTGCCTCGTTCTTCATCACTCTGATTCTTCGTATGTAATACTCGGAGTACCAAGCATGTATTCCAGAGGAAGTGCCGAGTACCAGACTGGTAGTACCAGCAGGTTTCACACAGGTCACTCTTGCGGCTGAGTTGATTCCTAACATGTCGGCATATGTCTTGTTGACGATGACTGCGCAATCTGATGCTCTCTCAAGATTCAAGTCCTTGAGGGCATTACTTGCGATGCCAGTCATTGATATACCGACGAGTGCTTCCTTCTCTGTTGTATTCTTCCAAGACTGTCGTAGATAATGGAAGTCAGTGTAACACGCTTGCATCGTTCCTATGATGGTTGCGGCTTCTACTCTTTCTTCCAAATCCTTCTGACTACTGACAGTGGATACATTGATTTCGCAGAGATTGCAGAACTGATGATTTTTCAGCGAAATTTCTGCACAGGGATTTGTTCCCCAATCCTTGTCATTGGAGAAGAATATACCCGGCTCACCAGTCTTATTGGCTCTGGTTCTATTCCACAAGTCATCGAAGAACTCCTTCTCGCACTTCTCTCTGATGAGAACTGCTGAGTTGTTCGCTCTCGCTCTCTGTGGATTGGTCTCCCAATAGTGACCATTCTTTGAGTTAATCATCTCGTTGTCGTCTGCATTGAACAGACTAATCATTGCGGCTCTTCTGATACCACCAGCAAGAACTGCATCTGCGATGTGGCACATCATGTCATGTGCTTCGATTGGTGTAATTTGATGACCATCTTCCATGTTAAGTAGCATGTTCTCTATGGTAACTATGCACTTCTTCAATGGAGCAGGGCCGGGTGCTTTACCACCACTAGTCTTCAATTGACTACCCTTCGGTCTTACGTCGGAGTAGTCGAACCTTGGTGTTGTTCTCCTGTCTCCTGTGTATGCGTCAAATAATACCTTGACTGCATCAGCCCATCCTTCTATCGAATCCGCAACTAGATGCCTGTATGTCCTCTCAGGATTAGGCTTCTGTATTGTATCCAATTTTGATACGTGGTGTCTCTGAACAGAGTATCCAACTCCTGTGCCGCCCAGCAACAGGAACATGGCTTCCGAGAATGCTATCGTAGAATCGATAGCCATGTAAGCACAGTTGTATATTCTATTCGGAGACAAGTCAATCGGCTTCCCTGCAAATTGCATGGAGCGCATGGATGGTAGCACTTTCTTGGTTAGAACGAAGTTGTCATAGACATAATCTATCTTCTCGTCAAACCCCTGAATGTGTGCGAATTTCTTCTTGTGCATTTCCTTGTTCCTTTCTACAATCTCTTTCCAAGATTCCCTCCTGAATTCAAGAGGCAAGTACTTTGCATACTTCATGTTCGTTGTTATTTCTGACAATATTTCTTGTTGTAATTCCATTCTTCTCTCTCCGAAAATTTGGTTATCGGGCTTCTCACCCGATTGACAACTATCTTCCCCGTTGCTGGGGTTTTTTGCGTTACTCAGCAGACCTATAATGCTTAGGCAAATTATGCAGAGTTGCACTTAAGCATTGCTCAGTAAGAACGAGTTAGGCTCAGAGTGAGCCTCCGACCATGGCCGGAATTAGGTTGACAGTATCAACCTCATCCCAACTGATGTTCGGGATTTCCTGTCTCGATACCATCTCGCCCTCAACGAAAACCCAGTGTGTGGGATGGTCGTTGATTTGGTCGATGACATCCGAAACAGTTACGTCATCTAGTACAGTGTGTCCTGTGTCATTCATTATTCTCAATTTCATATTATTATCTCCTATTCGTTCCACTAAGTCAGAGTCTATGAAGACTCCGGTACGTTCTGCTGTTGCTGTAGTTGCTCCACCAACCTCTGCTGTTCTTGGAGCCTACCTGTGAGGATGTTAATCGTCTGCTCGTAGTGCTTGCATAGTTGCATGTACTGAGACAGTTGATTGGCGAGGTTCTGTGCAGTCCCCTGTAGGTTCATTGCGTTCTGTTGCAATTGAGCCAAGGCTTCCTGCGCCTCCTCCTCATCTTTCTTCGTTGTTGCTTTCTTCGTTGTTTTCTTATCACTCATTTTTTTCACCTTTCAGTTTGTCTATTATTATGGATACTTGCCTACTCGTCATTTCTGATGTGTCTTCTCCGTACCCTAACGCTACAACATACGCCAGTTGTTTCTCGCTTGCTGGCTTATCGTTGCGATTTATTATCCTATTTAGTTGTTCAGCCTGACTCTCGGTAGGCTCATAGTTTTGCAGGATTCTGTTTCTCATGTCGGTTAAGAATCTCCTTTCCCAATCGTTGATTCCATCAGTCTCATCGAATGCTCTCCAACCGTAGTAATCACAGGATACCTCAAACCTCTCTTGCTCCTTCTGCTTCCTTGCGGATTCAGCAATGGCAAGTTGCTCAAGTCTCCTCTCCCTACGTGCGAGAACTTCCTCCTTGTGGTTCTTCAACTCCTCAATCCTCAGTGCGACCTTCTCATCCAACTGAGATACCTTCTCCTTGTGTTGCTCGATGAAGGCCCAAAACATAGTCAAGTCCTTCCACAGTTTGTCATTGGGATATCCCCTTGTGTGTATCTGTGCCTTCGGGTTGTCAGGATGATTCCATCTCCATACGATGGATGACATCTCGTAGTCGGGGTCACCGAACTTGCCACTCGATACCTTGCGAATGGCAGTGATGTCCTCGTAGTACTGCAACTCATGGTTGTAGATTCTCTTGCCAGTCTGCCTGACATTCAACCTCAAGTCGAGTTCCTTGATGTCATCGAACATCTCAGTGAAGTCATCACCATGGTTGTTCCACCAAGCAGTCTTGATGAGAGCATCGACTCTCACTGTAACCCACTCATCAATCATGGAGTCAGTAATCTCGCCATCTTTCAGACCAGTCTCCTCACGGATTGCTCGCATGATTAGATACGAGTTGATGTGGTCAGAGCCAACTGCCATCCTTGTGTTTGTCTCCGTGTTGTGTATCTCATAGTGATACACGATATGGTGACCGCACAGGCAATAGCCTTCGTTGGTAACCCAACTAGGTTGTGGTACTCTGAGACCTCTCCACCAAACCTCACCAGTGGCAATCCACTCACGCTTGGCATCATCGTAGTTGTCTGCCTTCGACAGTGCAACCATGTTCTCCTTCAGTTTCCTGTCCCAGCGACCATCACCTAGTTCTCTCTTGTACTTCACATCCTGCATCTAATCCATCCTCTCGTATGCGCGTTGCTCCTGTAGGTGTGCTGTGAGCAACTCGTCTATCTTCTCATACAGAGCCTCTGCACAACCACCTATGGTCTTGCGATGTAACGCAAGCCATATCTTGTGGTCGGCATTCAACACAACCTTCGGGCTGTCGTTGTCATTCATCGTTATCACGATAGGTGGCATCTCCTCATCATTCACCAACCTAAATTCTACATTTGTTTCATTTCTCATTTTCATTCCTCCTCTTCTATTACGTTGTGGTAATACTCTCTAATCATATCACCAATGTCTTCCCTTCCTTGCAGGTCGAATGTCTCAGCGAGACCCATCTGGTCTCTGTACTTACAGTTCGGAGTATCGACATATCTCCTGTTCCATAATCGGATGTCGCCATGAACCCCTTCGACTGGATAGGCATGTTTGGACAGTATGATGTAGATAGGAGTACCGTATCCGTTCTCCTCACATGCTATCCTGCACTGCCTGTCTAGATACTGCCTGTACTTCAATGGCGTATCTATGCCATTCTCCATACAATAGGCGAACATCGAAGCGGGTATCTCACCCTGTAGGAACATGGTCTCATCATAGTCCTCACCCTCATGCATGGCATGTTTGTCCACATAATGATAGCAACCTTGGAACTCTATTGCTAGTGTTCTTCCTAGTCTGCCATCTATCCTGATATATGCATCACTGGGTTCTGGATACTTTACCTTCGTGTTCTTTCCCACTAAGATAGCAGTTGAGTCACCATAGACGTAACCCTTCTTGTTATGGTATCTGAATACCTTCTCAAGCATCTGATTGCCACGTTTCTCGGAAGCGTGCATTCTAGTCCAAGAAGATGTCTCCATCTCATAGTCAGGCCAAGCATACTCCACTATCTTCTTGATACTGTTTCCGCTTTGCTCTTGTTTTTGTTTCAATGTCGCAACTACCTTGTAGTACGCTGGAACCAGTTGCAAGTCAAATATTGTGAGATTGATTACGTCTTGCAATTCTTGCTCAGTCGAATGCTCAGGGAAGTTCTTCGTATCTATCTTCACATCGAGTGTAGGGAATACATACTCAAACACCCATCGCCTGATGTCTGCCCTCGACCAGTCCATACCTCTGTTATTGTGACCATCATTCTTGCTAACGAGATAGTCCAATCGTCTGAACTTGGCTGGTAGGAACCTACCTTTTTCATCTCTGTTAACGTGTCGTTGCAATCCTACAATGAAGTCCCAATACGTGTCTATCTTTCCACGAATAGACTCAGTTCCAGTAGAGCCTCGCATAAACACAGGGGCAAACCACCATTGGTTTTGAGTCAGGTCTCTATATGTCTTGTAGTCTGTGAATTGTCTGTAGTCCTCACGTGTCATACCATCGGGAAACAATTCGGTCTTAATCTTCTCAAAGAGTAGTTTCACGTTGAAGTTCTTGTACATGTCAAGGTTCTTCTCTCTAGTCAAAGCAATCTTAGCACCTGCTGGTAAAGCCCAAAGCGGGGCATTCAGAAACTCCTCCTTGGAAACAGCATATACTATCCTGAGAAAGAAACGACTGTTTTTCAATGTGTTATCCTTGTTCAACTGAGCCGCTCTACATGTGGACATTTGGTTGTTAGCACCAAATAGGTTCATCCTATCATCTCTAGTTAGTGAGAATACATAATCCACGAATGCTTTCCACTGTGGACTCTGAGCATATTCACTTGACTCAATGATTGGATGCTTCTCTGGTCTACGTGTTTTTCTTGAGAGTCCTTTCTTCGTTATCTTAATCAAATCCCAAGGCTTGAATGTAGTAGGTGTATCTCCTTCTTCCAAACCGAGGGACACACGAAAGTCACGAATCAATGATAGTAACTTATCCCTATCAAACTCCGACCACTTCAAGCGTCTGGTCATCTGCTCTAGTTCGTTCTTGCACTTCTCGGAACAGGTCATACCCTTCAAGAAAAAGGTGGGACTGTTTCCGTACTTGGTGATTGAAGTTGTAAAACACTTATCAGCAAGCAATGTAGTCTCTCCACAGACAACACATGTCTTGCATTGAAACTCAGCACTTTCCTTCCAGTCCTTACCCCAAGCCTTGTATTTGCCTTCTGTCCTCTCATTAGACCAGTACAACTCATTGGTTATCCCATTCACCAGAAATGGAATCTTCTTGTGTTCTTTCACAAAAGAGGACATTACTCAATCACCTCATCCATCCAACTGAATCCTCTCCTGTAACGGAGAATGACCAGTTCATCCAGTGCATCCAGAAGATACCTCTTCAAGTCCTCACGACTGAATTTGTTCAACTGCTTTCTGTTGAGGAACACAGGTGCGTTACGCATCGTGCTTCCTACTAACACTATTCCCTCTTCTTTCCATAGTTTCTCTTCTTCATTCATATTCTCATTCCTTGTTTATCTGACAATCCATGTTGTCCTTGCCGTTCCATACATAATCGGCCTTGTCGTCGCTTCTCAGGTAAGCATTGTACGCCGTGTTCATTCGCAGTCTCGTTGAGTCCACTACTGACTGAGCGTAGTCCTCTGCGGAAGTGAAGAACCCACCACCGCTTCTCTTGTTCCTGACAAGCAACTGTTGCATCTGCGGGGAGTTGTCCCACGCTTCCATCAGTGCCTTCTTCAACAACTCCAACTGTCCATCCCTGAACGATTGAATCTCATCAGGCATCGCACTCTTCTTCCCTGTCGTAAAGGGCTTGTCAGCGATATCCGAGAAGCAAGTCCTGATTGCGCTGTAAAGCGCGACTCTCTTCGCGGGCTTGTTGTCACCTGCTGAGACTAGGTTGGGAACCGATATCAGTTCGATATGCTCTGACTCCCAATCCTGATGGTTGTTGAACCACAGTTCTATTTTCGTTTTTATTGCATTCCATCTTTCATCTGTCATTTCTGCCATTCTTATTCCTCCTTGTTATATCTTGGTAGTTGTCTTGTGATGAATTCCCAAGAGTGTTCCAACTCTACGTTATCCTCCACAACTTCCTCGACTGTCTTGTTACCTCTCATTACATCCTTTATCTCGTCACCCCATAATGTGAGCAACGACCATGCATATGCAGGTATCATCAACTGCATTGCCATGCTCTCACCAAGAAACTCTTGGATGAGATACCATGTTGCAACCATTGATGTCAGTAATGTGGATGTTATTCCACTTGCTATTGTTTTAACTATCATTCCATTCATTTTATTCACCTTTTATCTCTCTAGATTTCATTTGTTTTATTTTCCAGTGTAACAGAAGTTATCGGAAACGTAGGTGAGGTCACTGGTGACCCCATCGAGCAGGGGAAACGGGTTCATGCTACAGAAGAGAGAAAGAAAATTGAACACTATTCCAATGATAGAAACCTTTCCCGTTTTTACTTGGCAAACCCTGCTCTTGCGAGTCTTACGCTGTGAACCAACTTGGCTTCTTGGTCTTCCAAGATGCGAAGTGATTCTTGTCGTGCATATAGTACGCACGATACTTATCGACAACCGACATATCCTCAAAGCCGTCGAGTTGTCTACAATTCATGTGGTCGGATATCGCAACCGCGAAGGGTGTCAATCCGATGTCTGGTAGTTCAGACTCCAAGGTAATCCACGTGGCATCATACTCTTTGAGACACCACTCTACCTTGTGTCGCTTACCATACCTGCGAGTGTACTCCTTGCAAAGAGCAAGGGTATGCTCTCGCAACCAATTGAAGTTCTGTCTTGATTGTCTCGCCCAAATGGTGCAAGGGTGATTCAGCATCACCGGAGCAAATGGAGTCTGGTAGTCATGTAGATTCGCTATGGTACACATCATCTGCATACTCTCAGTCGGCATCTTAACTACGTGTTTATCCACCATCATCTCTGCACTCTCTGTTGGGCATTCGCTTAATACAAATATATTCATTTTCATTCACCTATTGTTTTTGTTGTGGGGAAGGACAGGGGAACCACCCCCTTGTTGCTCGGAACCGATGGCTTAAACCAAGATACGTCAAACAGAAAATTGTCCTTTTTATTCGCAACAAACCCCGTTTCTCTACCGTCAGATGTGAAATGTAAACATTCCGCTCTGACAGTTGGAGTCTAATTGTTACAGAGAAGTATTCGTCCTATGCCGATGTCATCGGGAGGGGGAAATAGTGGTTTCATACATGACTCCCGCCACGCATGAAATGGTATCCACATCTCAATATCCAAACGTGATTTACTTGCCTACACGTATTACTGCTATAACATAACCTGTATGTGATGGTTGATTCTTTACGACTTACTCGATGATATCAAGTCGAAGCATCCCGTTGTAATTGTCTCCCTGCTACGTGGGAAATCAACCTCTAATTAGCAAACCCTGTCTCTTTCTACTTTTTACTTTGCAAACTCTGTTTTAATCCAAGGAGATTACCAGTCCCCTTGGGTTTCACTTCAAGCGTCGCCTGTCCTTTGCAGGTCATACGACACTAGGAGTAATATGAGATATCCTATCAAATCCCTGATAACATCCTCATCGCTTTCTATTGAATCATTGCCTAGCATTAGGCGATTCAACTTGTCGTCAATTCTGACTTTGATTTGTTCATTCGTGGATGCCTTGGAGAATATGCGGTTCGGACTCAATGCCGAATCCCCATACTGCTCGTTCTTCTCCAAGAGCATCATCTTTATTTCTTCGATTACTTGTTCTATTCTTGTCTGACTTGTTCTTGTCATTTTCTTCACTTCCTTCTTTACTGGTTGCATGTGTTGCATACCATTGAAGGGCTGGGTTGTCACCTCTGCCTTCGGTCCTAGAGTTGGCTTATACTCCTCTCTGAAATTTTCAACCATCTCTTCTATTTCATTTTCACTTTCACTTTCAGTTTTCTTTTTCCATGCCATGTTTCTCACACCTTTCTCATCAAATGATAAATATTATTCTATCGCTTTTTGCCCCTCAGTCTCTCGATTCCCAATCAACGTTTCTCATTTCTCACGTTTATCATGCTCCCTCTGCGAGAGAGAGAGAGAGAGAGAGAGAGAGAGAGATAAGATGATAATAATGATAAATGATAATAATAGTAGAATACTATCAATTCTCTTAGGGCTACCCCCGAAAAGAAGTTTCTCATTCCAATGATAAACATTGAGAAACGTGAGAAGACAATTCATATTACATATTCTATACTATTATATCATTTCATATTACATATATTATATTGTATTAATATGCATACCAGCATAGAGAGGGAGAGAAATGTCTCCCTATACTGGTAGCGATATTTTTTAACTAAAGAGTAGAGTGGGTTAAGTATACATTAGGAATAACTCGCAGAAAGAAGCGAGTCAGGATTCTCAGTAGGGGTTTGGCTAAAACCCTTTTAAACGCGCCCCGCGGATGAATGTACCATTTTCCAAGTTTATTTCTGAGATTAAAAGTTGATACCATATGGTGGGAGACTTTGGCATTCACCCTGATGAGTGCCGGGAAGACAACATCACCGACTTAGTTAGCCTCCTGAAAAGCCACTAGGCTGTCGGCAGAGCCATCCCAGCCAGCCTTGCTTGCTGAGATTGCGTGTCTGCGCATGACTCCAATCAAGAAGTCTGCCCATGCATCACCATCAGGGAAGTGCGATATCTTGCTCCTCCCGTTTGGTAGAACGAGTCCCTGTAGTGCAGGGTGAGAATCGAAGACGGTTGAAACCGCCCTGATTGCCTCGCTTGCCTGAGTGAAGGTAGTCAATGCCTCACCAGATAGAGCGGATGCCCTACCCACTGGTGCGCCATCGAAGTCCTCTAGCATGGTCTTGATTGCCGAGGTTACCTTCGTCTGTGTCGTTACGTTGTTGTCTCCCTTACCGATGAGTACCCCAACGGTGGAAGCAGTCATCTCATCGACTGAACCACCCTTTAGGAAACTGTTCACGGTGTCCTTAAATTCATTCCAATTTTCCATTTGTGCCATATTTCTTTCTCTCCTTAGTTAGTTTGTGTCTTTCCCGACATCCAAGAACCTGAACTAAGTCTTATGAGGTAGCACTTACAAAGTTGTACTACCATATGGTAAGACACTTTGTCGGCATACCCTCATAAGGCTGAAAAAATCTGTTGGGCATGAGAACAGAAATTGAATATGAGAACTACATCAAACCCGGTGGGATGATTGAGAGAACAACAACTGTCTATTTCGACAGTGAACGAGAACTAGTCGAATACTGGGAAAGCCTCGGTGAATTTGCTGAACAAGTCTATGGAAGCATGAGGCGATTGTCGTTAGTCGTTAAGACCGAGTGGGTTACACTAGCAGAATACAAGAAAGATATGCTATTAACAGGAGATGAAGAAGAATGATAACAGAAGCAAAGGAAATGATAAAGCCATACAAGTACGAACTGGAAGTTGGGCATTCTAAGTCTGGTTCAGACCACGTGATTATCATCAAGAGCCTAAGAGTTCGTGGTGATGACCTAGCGGAATCACTCGCAGAGTTGAAAGCCGCTCTAGTCGCATTCAGGGAGATGAACCTTTAATGCCTCTAATAGTTGGAATTGAGAATGGGCCTGACAAGGGCTTCACTAGTCGAGAGATTTCACTAGTCAACGGCTTCGGCTTTGGCATGTTGGCGACTCAAGCGGGTGTTGGTCACATAGGGGACAGATACGGAACCAAAATGACCCCTGCTGAGTTCAGGCGAAGAATGCTCATGGTCAACCTAGCCAACGAGATATTCGACATGGGTGAGTTCTACGATATTATGACGCTTGAGTTCTGTGAGAGATTGGCTGAGGCCGATTGGTCTTGCAATACTCCGAACTGGGATGTCCGGAAGTTCAACACCGAGTTCAAGAACTGGTTGGTTCGATTGCAAGAGGGAAAAATGAGAGATTTTGAGAGGAAACACGCAAAGAGTCGTGAGGAGGAGTAAAATCCTTCCACTTCTCAAGGTGGTCCCTCAAAGCGTTCCCACCATATGGTAGTGCAACTTTGTAGACGCTACCTTAAGAGATGGTGATTCAAGACCCTAGCATGACGACATACAAAATAATAAGATTCAGGTTTGAAGGAAATGACAGAGTTATCAAGAGGGGACTTACTCTTGAAGAGGCTCAAGAGCATTGCAGAGACCCGGAGACATCCGGTAGCACTTGTTCAGACCTGAAGAGGCGTGGTCAATGGTTTGACGGCTACGCCGAAGAGTGAACTCAAGCCCCGGTGATAGGTGATTCGCCGCCCCCCATCCCTTACCCATGGGATTCAAGGAGGGGCGCACTGAATATCATTCGGGGCTTGGTTCCAATAGGGGTTCTGCAAAGCACAACCATATGGTAAGCAAACTTTGTATGCGCACCTCATAAGACAATTACACATGCCCTTATTGCTAGTTGACGGACTAGTACGGTAGTGACGGAATGCCCCTCCTCCGGGGTAACGTGCAATATTCCCTGTCGTGGGGCAATCACACCTAGAGATAGGAGTCGTTGAAAGGACACTAACGAGTCTAATATTGGCGGTTTCGGTAATTCTGCAATTATGTAGGAGGACAGGAAACTTCCGGGTATACATTAGCCCCGGCTACCACCAATCACATTCCACACGGAACTGATGGATGCTAAGACACTAGAGGTGCGCTTGGTCGAAGGTTGAGGTCTTGAGTGAACTCCCTTCCCAACACCTCCGAGATGATGTCCTCTACTCCTGACGTTCCCTTTACACTCCTTTAATTCCGAATGTCGGCCTTCTGAAACTTGACAGAGAGAAGTTGGCTGTTGATACCCATGGAGAGGGTTAGAGACAAAGACGCGAAAGTGATGTCCTTTCGCTTAGGCATCAGATAAGGGTAAGTCGATGTACATAGAGTAGTAGTTTGAGTTCGCGCAAACTCCCGCTATGAAGTATGAGAAGACCCCTTATCAAGACATCAGCACATTCCTATAGGAACTGAAGGAAACAAGAAGCCAAACGGGGTAAGGCCCGACAAGATTGCTTACTCGCAATGCGATAACTGTGGTGTAAGTCGCGGAGAATACTAGTTGAACACTCCACGCAGTAATGCCAGTCCCTCCAACGTCGAAACATGAAATTGCTTCCACTGTTTCCAGACGTTCCTAAGAAATACAAGGTAGTTAGCCAAAGTCCTACTACCATATGGTAAGTAGACTTTGTAAACGCACCCTATAAGATATTGAGAATACGCCTAGTTGATGTATTACGATATGGAATGCGAATGTTGTGGGGTATCCTTGGAAATAACCGGGGCTTACCTTGGCTTAATTGAGGATGCTTACTGTGAGGACTGTGGGTTTGACGGTGAACACTGTCTTTTCAAGTGTGGACACGAAGACCCCTCCCAACAGTACGAGAAGGAGGGCAACTGATGTTTCAGAGAAGGCATTTCAATTGGTTAGTTGGCCTGATGGCAGAACTCAACCTTGATGAGGTTCAAGAAGAGTGGATGATAGTCAGACTGTCAGAGACAAACCCGAACTTCAAGCGTGATAGGTTCAAATCAGCACTACAAGCAGAAAAGGACAGATACGAGGGCATATAAAATGAAAAGGAATATGATAATGGTGTTTGTGATATGCTTCACTGTTCATCTGCTAACGATGACGGTCTTTTGACCTGATTCAATAGGGTTGGAACAAAGTCACAACCATATGGCTTTGCTTTTCAAATTTTTTTTTCTATTTGTTTTCTGTTGTGCATTTTAAATGCTGAATTTAATCAAGAATGAATAAAATCCTTGAAAAAAAGCCTTTGATACAAATAGAAACATACAAATTTTTACTTACAAGTAAAAAACTACAGAAAAAAAGAATCAAGCAGTTAAACAAGAAGAAATTAAAAACAACACAATGCTTATTCTGGAAATAGAATAAACAAAAAAAATAAAATCGCGCAAGTGCTAAAAAAATTCCGTGACAATTTCTGAAAAACAATGGTATAATGCTTTTATCCAGTGTGCAAAAGGTAGAAGTTCGTTCGATTAATAGGTGTCATCGTAGTCCGAACGGTGAACGACATGGAATGGTTCGATAGTGTGCGAAAAAACAAGTTGAACGAGACTCTGTATGATATTGCGATGAGAAATAAGGCAAAATTGGACGAAATGTTGGATGAACACTACGAATTTGTCGAATCGGAGGTCAAAAGGATGGTTTCTATGGGTATTTCCGAGGAAAATGCGAGAAAAATCGTCGCTGACATGAGTGAGGAGACTAGAAAAGTAATTCTAGATGGAATTAAGGAAAATAAGAAGAATCTAGAGCGATTTATCTCTAGTCAAGTTATCGAAGAGTGATGGGTGACAAATATCGTGTCTAAAAGTTGGTTATCGATACTAAAAAAGTCAAAACCAAGAATACCAAGGAAGAAAGGACAAAAAAGAAACTCAAAAAAGCATTCTGACTTGTACACTGATGAAAACCCGAAGGGAACCATTCATGGTTTGGGATTCAAGGATGAAAAAACGTCTAAGAGGTCAGTTTCAAAGATAAAGAATAGCAATAGGAGTCATGCACATAAAACACAAGCCGCAATTGCCATGGAACAGAGAGCAAGGGAAATGGGAAAGACAAAAGAGGCTGGAATATATAGGAACTTTATAGAACAGCAGAAGAAAAAAACAGAAGCCAAGAAATAACGCTATAATTCAGAACAATAAAGTGTTACCTTCCAGTGGAACTTGGTTAGATGGTAGAGGATTCTCAAAACAAATCGGAAAACAACCCTTCTGATTTGATTGCGTTGTCAAGAGATGAAAATGACTGGTTTACCGTGCTTAGAGGGGCAGGAGCGGTAACTAGCACATCAGCAGGAACGGCTCCGCTGTTCAATATCTCGTATGGCAAGTATCTCAAGATAAAGCCGAAGAAAAAGAAGAAACTAGAGGGAACCATCTTTGAAGATTTGGAAAAAGATGAGGAACAAGAGGGAGGATGTGGCTGTGGTTGCTAGGAAGTTGAAGAAGGACAGAGTTTCACTTAATCTTGGCAAGTATAAGTTGAATTCTCGTAGGAACTACAAGGCATTCACCAAGGACTGGACTAATTGGTTGCGAACCACGAAAGGACTCAGTGGGGATGCGATTGGAAACGCCAAACTCAGTGAGTCACTATTCGATATGGTCGAGGGTCAGGGAATCAAAGGTCGTCAGGCTGGTAACAGCGGTCCTGATGGCGAGCCTTGGTCAAGGGATGCAATAGCAGACATGAATGACATCGAGAAGTTCTTCCGAACTCAGAACTACAGCGAGGAGCATCTGAACAAACTCATGGCACTGGACAAGCAGATGGATGAGTGGAAGAACAGTAGTGAGGTTGGTGGTGGTAGTGCGGCTAACATCAAGTTCACACAACCTGCTAGTTGGGATGACGCAGATGGGACTATTGCTAGGTATGAGTCAGTCTATGGTCACTATCTGACGGACAAGTATGTTGAGTATCGAAACAGTTTCAAGAACGACAATCTGTCTGCTGTTCCTGCTGAGTGGTATTCCAGTGAACCCGGAGAAGCAAGACCTCCGATGTGGCAAGCGATGTATGCAGAGGGGAACTTCCTCGGTAAGAACTCGATGAGTCTTCATAGGATAATCAAGGATGCAATCAAAGACCTACAAGAGTTGGACTTTGAGTTGGACCCAGCCACACCGATTCCAATCGAAGGACAAGGCAGTGCGAAACTAGCCTTGGAGATTCCTGAGATTGCCAAGATGTTCAAGATGATGGTTGACCATGAGGAGTACACAACTGCCAGTGGTAACTTCGCAACGACAAGAGCGGCAACTCAAATCAAGAACGTTCCAATCATGCTCAAGACGAACAGGGAGGTCAATATCGTCAAGAGGATAGCACAGGAGATGGGTGGCATACCCAACGACATAGAGAAGATATTTATCACGATGTCAAGGAGGCAGATGGCTAACATGGCGAAACTCGCTGGATGGAAGCCACATCCCGATTCAACCTACATGAAGAGGAAGAAGAGGGAGGCCGAGGAAGCCAAGGAGACTGATGAGGTGAAGACCAGTGCTGATGTCGAAGAGACTGATTGGAGAACCATAATGAAGGTGAATGCATGAAGTTGCCATGTTGTGGGATGGAAGTTTTGAGAGACAACCACGCACTGGCTATTTGCATGTACTGCTACGGGAGAGGGAGAAATGAATTGGAAGAGTAAGATAGAGAAGGCCATAGAGATTCTAGATTCGGATATGGTGGCAGAGGACAAAGTTGCTAGAGCCTTGGGTTTCCTTGAGGGGACATTGAAACTAGATATGGAGTTGGAGAAATCAGACTGGTTTGAGACCATCAAGGGAGATTGCGGAACTCACAAGATTGACGATGAGGAAGAAGAACTTGAGAAGATACTACCCGCAGTAGCGGCAGGAGCAAGAGCCGTCGCCTCTACACCTACAGGAAAAAAAGTAATAGCACAGGGCGCACAAATGGGTGCTAACTATGTAAAAGACAAAATTCAACAACAAAAAGAACAATAGAGGGATAGAATGAGTTGGAAAGACATATTGAAGGAACTCTCGGATTATGAGAGAGCAGTAGCAGAGGAGTTCGCTACTGATGAGGACATGGAGAGACCGGACTACAGCAAGACTGGGCCGTTTGCAAAATTACCTGAGTTTCCAAAGATAGGGGAAATAAGGATGCCTACCGTACCCAAGGTGGGAACTAAAGATTCTACGACACAAGACGAGGATGCCAAGAAGAGAACAGAGAAGAACGAAGCAGAACTTCTCGCTCGCTTGAAGGCACGAAACCAGAAGAGCAGAGAGGAAATAGGCAAGCAAGACCCGATGATGATGGAAGAGATGCCTCCTCCACCACCACCTACTGGTGGCCCTATGCCCCCACCCCCACCTATGGGTGACATGGGAATGATGCCACCACCACCAATGGGAATGCCACCAGAGCAACCGGAGAAGCCTGTGGTAAATCCAGAGAACGCATCGGAGTTCCCAGTTGACCCTGAGCAGGATGACGACATGGCAGACAAGACTGGTATCAGAGTGAAGAAGGGAGATTGGTTCAGTCATGTGGAGAAGAACGTATTGTCGAACTTTGCAGACAGGATGATGCCATCCAGAGTGGAGGAGAGAAATAAACAGGCATTCATCCAATCTGCTATGGATATGGATAATAGGAGAGAGAAAGAGAGATACGGTCTGACGAACCAACGCTTCCAAGAGTGGGCTAACAGCAATCCTAGTTCATATCCGGATGGTTCAGCAGTAGAAGGACAAGTCCTACCAAGAAGCCGTGTTGCAATGACGGAGTGGGAGAAAAGGGGTGGACAGAAACAGGTAACTGCTGAACTGTATGCGAAGTATCCAGAACCAACAAGAAGCATGTGATAACATGAATTGGATGACTGTGCTAAAGCAAACCGAGGATGAGGATGACCCTGCGGTAGCGAATGCAAAGCAACAAGCACAGGCGGCGAAGCCCCAACCAGTAGCACAACCTAATGTTCCAAGTCAAATGCCATCAAGAGCGAGGCAGGTTCTCAATGTAGCAGGGAGGGGATTAGGTGCAGTGGGTCGTGGTGTAGCGGCTTATGGTAGAGATTTAGCGAGTGCAAAACCAGTTGATAGACAGAGACTAAAACAGACAACAGCAAGACAAGCAATACAAGAAAATCTATCACCGAAAGAATATCAAGAACTTCAACAAAGCCAAGCAGATTTTAGAGGTAGAAAATACGGTGGTGATGTAAACAGAAAGATTCTCCCATCTAGTAAGCAAACTAGAAGACTAGGAAGAGCGGCAAATCAAACCTTCAAGGATTTTACTGGTCTTAACATAGGTGAAGGTGCAAGAAGACTCAAGAGAAGATTTTCTGGTGATTCTTTCATGGATGCACTTAGAAATAATCCTTCCAAGAGAAACGTGACAAGAACCAGACAAAGAAAAGAAGATTTGGCTAGGTTCAGTCAACCACAATTTATGCCTAGAGACCAAGACGGTGATGATGCATTTAGTGGAACAAGTAGTGGTAATTTTACATCTCCTGCCGCCTATGAACCATTTAAGACATATGAACAAAGATTAGCAGGAATGTATGGTAAAGAACCTGCTCCTGCATCTCCCGAACCTGCCTCTACAGTTATGGACCCATACTATCAACAACAAATGTCACCACAAGCAGGATTCGGACCAGATTTACCCGTATTGGATGAAACAGGAAACCCGAAATCAACAGCACCGCTGACTGATGATGGGGAGGTAAATCCTGATTTCAAGGAGGAACAGCAAGCCGCTTTAGATGAGAACCAAACCACTCTAGGTGACTTTCCCTCTGCTTCAAAAGATGTCTTGAGAAACCAAACTGGCACGTTAAGCGATTTCGGTATGACATTGACTGAGGGTTCAGAAGAATCTCCGGCGGCTAGAGCGGCAAGAGAAGCCAAGCAAAAAAGAGCGAAAACCAAGCAAACTAAACTAGGTAGGGATGTGAAAGGACAGTTTTTGCCGGGTTATGGCGGTAAGAAGAATGTAGCCGCAGTTACGAACTTAGAGAGAACAAAGAACGTCAGACAAGACCTTGCTGATAAAAGAAAGAGACAGCAAGCATCTATGTCTGGTGAACAAGGAACATTGGATGTGTAATGATGATTACGAGAAAGAGATGCGCACTTTGCAATCACGAAGACCGTGAGCAACTAGAGCATGACTTGGAGTCCATGGCTATCACTGCCGATGAGTTAGACAATAGGATGAACTGGCCCAGTGGCACATCATCACGACATCAGAGGAATCACATGGCTGGCTACACTAACACATCCAACCCACGGTGCAAGGTATGCACACACCCGATTCGCATCGAGATAGAGAAGCAGGTGCATGATGGGATAATGACACCAACTACAGCGGCAGAGGTAGTCGGTTGCTCAGAAGACCAAATCATGCGACACATGAAGCATCACCTACAGCCACTAGTACAACAGTCAGCGGCACAACTAATCGCACAGAAGGATGTCGATGAGATTGGGGTTCTCAGTAGCAACATCACTAGGCTTGAGTCAAAGGTTGACGAGTTGTTCGCAGAGGATGGTCTCGACCCCAAGTACATCGACTCGCTGACCAAGTTAGCAAAGGAGATTCGTGAGAGCCTCAAGTACCTCATGGAGTTTAAGGGCAAGTTGGTTCACAAGAGGCAAGACACGATAATAGTTCATCAGATGCAAGTCATCAAGGAGGTTCTCGCGCAGAATCATCCCGAAGTGTGGTTGGATGTCAGAAAGCAAATGGAGGAAAAGATGGCATGAGTTGGAAGAACATCGTCAAAGGCCAAGAGCCAAAAGATGACCCTAGAATCCAACGTTTTCTATCGAGGCAGAAACCCGAATATAAAGTAGGGGAAGAGAATAAAATTGCTTTTAGAAAGGAAGCAAATAGGTTAAGGATGGAATTAGCGGAGAAAATGCTAGACGAAGATGGCTACATCAATATGTTGGAGTTCTTCGATAGCAAGCCTCCTTCTCTAAACGGAACTCCCTTATCTCATGATTGGATTGACAGAGATATGTTTTATGAAAAAGCACCGTTACAAAATACGGATTTCATATTAGATTGGCCTAGTAAGTATTACTACACGCGGGGATTATCACCATTTTACTTCAAAGATTTATCGTGGAAGGACACTCCTAAGAAGGAGAAACTAAAGATGTTTAGAGATTCTCTTCCTAGTGAAGAAGGAGGAATAATGAAACCTGTTTCCTCTAAGGCTAAACCCACCTATGCAGAAGAGGAAATGTTGGGGCGTGATATATTCGACAATGAGGAAGACCCAAGAAAAAGACCCATAGAACTAGATAGTGGAACTTTTCCTCTGGGATTCAATCGTGAACCCTTCGGCTCAAACATAGATGTGAAGAACAAATCTTGGCAATTCCGATTGAAAAAAATGGAGGAGAAGATGCAATGAAAGCAGAAAGAAATTGGTTTAATTTAATCAAAAACAAAGAGGAGAAAAAACCCATCAAAAGCACAATGGGCTATAATGAAGAGAGAAAGAAGTTCCATAAAAAAAGACAAGAGAAGGCAAGAAGACAGGCCGAGATGGACAAGAAGAAACAAACGGGATTGTTTGATTTCAAGTAGGTGAGACAATGGCATGGGAGTCTCTGCTGAAAGTCAGACCGTTCTTATCTGATGAGCAAGTTAAGATTGCAAACGCGCTGACCATAGCAGGGGCTACAAACGAACCAGTGGATTTGTCCGAGTATGATACGAGAACCGGAAAAATAAGTATTAGTAAGTTGACTCAGAAAATAGAGAGAGTTGAAGATGAGGAGTTTGAAGAGAAGTTCAAGCAAGTCAATTGGAAATTGGAAGACAAGGAAGACTATCTGAGAATGCTCAAAGAATACAGGCAATCACAGCCAACCCCCAAAGAAATAGACAAACCATATCTCAAAGACAAGATTGAGGATTTCCTAGAAGGAAACCATGATGGTCTCTTAGAACTAATAGAGAGAAGTAAGAGAAGGGGCTTGTTTTCCGCTATTCAAAGTTGGAACAAAGTCAACAACGATATGTTGAGGGATTATGTCAAGGACAAGCCCGAACTCGCTGAGAAGATGAAGAAGGTGTTCAGGCAATTGGAATCATCCGAGGAGATGAGGAGGCAGGTATCCCCTTCCTCAATCGGGGATGACACCGTGTTGGAGTATGTCAAGATGATAAGTAACGAGTTAACACTGCCACCTACGTCTAATGTAACGAGACTTGGAAAAGAATCTTACTTGCCGGTCATGGAAGGATTGGAACCAAAATTCGCACGTAGGTTGTTTGGACTGGCGGCTAACCAAGGAGGAAACATTCCACCTGCAACATCATATATCTTGGAGAATGATTCGGTTAATTTTGAGGAGTTCATGGTAGTTGCCGACACAAAGTCTAGCACTGTCAAGGAGATTCTATACAACAAACTCAGGAGAAGCGAGTTTGACAATGCTGTGCAAGAGGAATGGGATAGGAGTGAGAGCATTGTTTCGTTTGAGAATTCAGTCGCCGCAGACAGGGAGATGAGCAAGGAGTTCAAATCCATGTTGGCTAACTTGGGAGAGGAGATGAAAGTAGAAAGCGTAGATGTGAAGTTCTCCATTCCGAAAGATGCCTATGACAAGATGATGAGCGGAGAATGGGATGAGTCCTTGGAGGTATATGGTATAAACTCCGATGACGCATTGGAGGACATGTTGGATGAGCATGAGGAGGACTTGAAGAAACTACAGGAGAAGGTCAAGGGTTTCGTGAGGCCAGTTGATATGGAGACAAAGAAGAGGTTGGAGGAGTCCGAACTTCTACAAGACGAGGGGATAGAACTGTGGAACAATGATGGTTCATTGAAGCAGATAACATCTGAGGAGACAAGTGAGAAGGCTTTCCCTAAGTACCTGCAAACTCTTGCTGAGATAGATGAACCTGATAGAGCGATATTCTTCGCCGCAGAGGACAACAAGAACCAAGTGATGCTTGGAGATTTTGTTTACTATTTGTCTCTTACAGAATTGACGTATCAAGAAAAGGACAGTGACGTAAGAAACGCGGTCAATGGCTACGCTAGAGAGCAGAGTGACGAGAACAGGAAGAAACTAGATGACGAACTCTCCACTTCCAAGTACAAAGAGATTAGAAACGAGATGCTACTAGCGATAAAGGAGAAGATGGCAACACTGCTTAGTGAGTACAACACTAACATGTTGCATGAAAGAAAGACTATAGAACCGTTGGATTGGCTGAGGGAGAACATATGACATTAGAGATGCTTGCCGATAACAGGATTGAATTTGTTCGCAAGTTCATCACAGAGGACAAGGGACAGTTTCCAATCAGCATTCAGAATCATGTGGATGATAAACAGAAGGAATCTCTTTCCCTACAGGAAGCAGAGGACTTAGTGAGACCATTCAGAGCAAGCATCACCAATGAGGAAGTGATGCAAGTAGTGAAAGAAGACGGTGTTTTTCCAGCCAAGTTGGATATGTCGGCAGAGGAGGCCACGCAGAAACTCAAGGAGAGATATCCTAACATTGGCAGATTGAAGAACCTCAAGTCATACATCACGTTCATCTTGACGAGTCTCAGCGATGACGTAATCGAGGAGATACCTGAACTGACAACAGAACTAGATGATGTTCTCAGGAACTTCACCGCAGAGGGACAAAGGCTAACCTCCAAGATGTTCCTGACCAATGAAATTCCATCTCTCATCAACCTACAAATTGTAGGGGATGCGAGTCAAGCCAAACTCAAGACATATAAGAGAGCGTTGGAGACTGAGAGAAACAGCAAACTCAGAAATAGAGTCAAGCCAATCATTAACTATCTCACTGGACTCATTCAGAGGGACATGCCATTCTATGAAGCAGACAAGTTGGATGCTGACATGCTGATTGGTAAACTAGACCTAAAGTTCCTGACTAGGAGAGAGGGAATCTATGACTACTGGCAGGGAATACATGAGAACAAATTCGATGAACTAGTCAAAGCAGTGAGTGACTTCTCTGATGGCTTGGAGGATTTCGATACAGAAGACGAGAGGCTCAAGGGAATCGTTGCTAAGGTTGGTGAGTATGCTGATGAGTTCAAGCAGTATCCTCACAGTATGCAGTACACCTTCGTAATGAAGCCACTCAAGATGCAAGACCACATGGACAAGAGGGACAAGTACCTCATCTTCTTTGAGAGATTCATGTCATTGACTCAGGGTCTTGGTAGTGGGCAGTACACTAATAGGAAGATTCGTGATGAACTGAGAGAGGAGTTGGGGGAACTTGGCCCTGCCATAGTAGGTGAGGAAGGCAGGGTCGTTCCATCAGATGATGATGATTACGGCATCGAGGAAGTCGAAGAGGACTTGGATGATGCCAATCCATACGAGTCATCTGCAACTGACACCAGACCAACCGATGAGGCTAGGGAATCTGCACAGGAGAGGACATTGCTTGGTAGGAAACTCAGGAGAATAATGCAAGATGTGGATGTTGACCCATTGTTCTACTACGTCTACGCGCCTCAACAGCAGAAGGAGAATAAGTATAGTGCTTGGCTAGACGGCCCCCTGTTCTTGAAGGAGTTGAGAAAACTAAGCCGTAACTTCGCCATAGCAGGAGCAAAGTACACAACAGACATCAGTTCCGAGTTGTCATCATACATAGACAAACTCATGCAACAGGCATCATCGACTCGTTCCGAGTACCATCTGCCAGTGTCTCCCAAGTTAATCGCAATGATTGACGACAGGGAACTCTACTCAGAGTTGGATGATGATGCTCGTAAACTACTACAGGATTACAATAGTACCATGGAGAACATCACTGGTTTCCTCAAGGCCGTTGGTGAGATAATCGACAGTAGTGAGAATGAGATGGAGAGACTCTCAAGCCCATTCACAGCACAGGAAAGAAGTCTAGATGCTACGGTGGGTACGACTGGTTTCGGAACAAGCCGAAAGAAGACATTCACATCCGAGTTGGGGGACTTGAAGGATGACTTCGACAAGATGCTGGATGCAATCTTTGAGTATTACGTCAAGCCAATCAACAGCAGGTACAAGCCATTCGATGATGCGATAGCATTCGGTGACAGTGGCGAGTTGGGTTCAGCGATTGACTTGTTCAAGACCCTCACTCAAGACAACAAGGGAGCAAATGCGTTCTTCATGCTACTATGGGCTGAGAGCATAGGGCAGGGTGGATTGATTATACCATCGCAACTAGACAAGATGAGCAGGGCATTGAAGGAACTCAGCAATCCATCCAAGTTCAAGGACATGAACAAGTTGGACAATGCTCTCCTTGACTTGAAGAAGGCGGCGATGGAGATAATGGCTGTCGGAGGCAACACATTCAAGGATGCGATTGACATAGAGATTGGGTACTGGTATCACAACTTCCTACAGAGGAACAACAAGTCAGACAGGACATTCGGTGGAAAGTCGGTATCAGAACTAGCAGAGGATTGGAGCAAGGAGGAGATATACCCCATCGAAGCAATAGAGTCCTATTTGGAGAGAAGCGGTTCTGTCTACGAGAAGGCAGGAATGGAGAAGGAAGTGGCAGAGTTCCGCTCTGCATTAGATGATATGAAAATTGTCAAGTCCGATGAGATACCAGTCCTAGAGGTACATGACACAATTAGGAAGATGATGGACAAGCCCATCTACTACAACACGTCCAAACTCGATAACTTCAATCACATCTCAACAGCAATGGACATCATGGAGAAGGAGTACAACGTAGAGGTATCCGCTGGTGAGATTGAGAACATAGTGACAGACATGGACTCGATGGAGAACCTAAGCAAGAGATATGGCGTTCCCAAGGAGAGCGTCTACTTCCTCAAGGCGACATTCAGGTGATTAGATGGCAGAGTTTCAGATTTCACCTCCATTGTCGGAAGATGAGGTCAAAGCACGTTTTGCAGAGCATGGCATAGATTACCAAACAAGAGCAGAGAGATACCAGATGCTTACCAATACTCCATTTGGTAAAGTAGACCCCAAGTATTACATCGCATACTATCCAACAGTGGAAGATGGTAAGCCAATTGCAGTTCAAGGAATCGCACCATACAAGAACATCTATCTCTTGACTGGCTTGAAGAGTCATGCGAAAGAATCTGGTCTCAGCAAGGAAGAGACAAGGGGTGCTGGTAGTTGGATATCTAACAAAGTCATTGACATGCACAGCAACAGACCAATAGTTGGAGCGGCAAAGCCAGCAGGTGTCCCTGTGTTTGAGAGACAGGGATTCAACCCCATACAATTTGACTCAAACAACAAAGTCATTGACCAAGATGACATCCCCGACGACATAAGGGAGGTCTTCACGATGTTGGAGAATGAGGGAAGTTCGACAACCGCAATCAGGAAACTATTCTACAAACCTAGTGTACAGTGGTTCGCTCTCGTCAAAGCACAATGCAAGGGGCCAACGAAGAAGACCAGTTCAACTGCCAAAGGCAAGAAGTGGATGAAGTGTGTCAGCAAACCCGGTGGAGGATACAAGCGAGTTCATTGGGGACAGAGGGGAGTAACCGTATCAGGTAAGAGGTCAGGCAAAAGGAGAAAATCATTTAGGGCTAGACACAAGTGTTCCACTTGCAAGGGCGGTGACAACTCCCCTAGATGCATGGCTTGCAGGGATTGGTGATAGCATGGAACTCTGGTTTGAAGACTTGAAGAAGAAGAAAGACGCTTGCTATCGCAAGGTCAGAAGCCGATACACCAAATGGCCTTCTGCATACGCGTCAGGTGCTTTAGTGCAGTGCCGTAAAGTAGGCGCGGCTAATTGGGGCAACTCAAAAAAAAAAGCATTGACCAAAGCCGAGTCAAAGTGGGTCGATAGGCTACCTGATGACAAGCAGAAACTTCTGGAAAAGACTCCTAGTTTCGACGTTACATTCCCTGAGTACTCACACCCATCTAACGAGGAGGAACTACCTAAAGTCCTCAAGGTTATGAAAGATAAGAAAATCGATGAGAGTGAGATAGAAGACCTAGACATGAACAACCATGAGATGATGTTGAACATAGTCGGGGAAAAGATGGAAGATAGGAAGAAACTAATCGAGGACATTGACATCCACATAATCAAACTCAAGATGAAGTACGGAAGACCTAGACCATATGAGATATCAGATGAGATAGAATCCGTGACTAGCACAGATGACACCCCGTCATTTCCAAGTGGACATGCAACGGAGTCATATGCCCTTGCCAAGATACTAGGAAAGGAGTACCCTGACAAGCAGGAGGAACTCAACAAGATGGCAGAGAAGATATCCATGTCAAGGATACAGATGGGCAATCACTTCCCAAGTGATGTCGAGACTGGCAAGAAAGTCGGTGCGTTGATTGCTGATGCGTATCTAGATTCTGATAAGGTCAGTAAGAGTTGGCAGGAGATAATAGCCAAGGATTGGGTTAGTTGTGCGTCTTGCACCGACGATAAGCCCGGAACCGAACCTTGTGGTAGGAAAGATGCATCCAAGGGACAGAAGAGAAGATGCAGACCGACTTGCTCTGCTTGCAAGGATTACAAGAGAAGAGCGGGAAAGAGAGGAAAACCAAAGAGAAGAAAGGCTGGCACGTTCAGCAGAGAGAAAGACGAGGGACTTCACGGTTGGTTCAAGAGGAGGGGTTAGAATACCAATCCGTAGAGTCAAGGGCGGCTACAAGTGGGGTAGCAAAGGAAAGGTCTACAGAAATCGCAAAGATGCTGAAAGACAAGCCGCCGCCGCTTACGCATCTGGATACAAGAAATCTATGAGTTGGTTCAATGTTCTAAAACTAGGTGGAGAAGACTTAGGCGGAGATAAGCATCAAAATGTTGGGAACGAAAATAGACTCTATGACTATGATGATAGTGAACCATCAGGTAGAATAACAGATTATTTTTACAATCTAAAGAACACCGCTACAACTAGACCGCATTTTGAGTACCAAGCAAAGAATCCCAAATTGGCTGGCATGAAGGTAAATGGAAACCTAGCAGAGATAGTGGACAAAATAGGAGCATTGGGTAGTGGCATTTACTATTCATTCGCAGATGCCGACGATGATACTTACTCTGTAACATATAGAAAGAAGAAAATAAAAGACACATATGAGAAAACTAAAACGGGTTTGACACCAGAAAGACTCGATAACGAATCTAGTGTTATTGCCTTTGATAGTGTATATCCCACTAGTAACATAGTCGAACATCCGATGAATCCAACATTCAAACCACTTTGGGATAATGATAAGGAGAGGATAAAGGCATTCAGAATGACACCAGAGAGGAGACAGGAACTCATACAAGAACAAACCAAATTGGGTAAAGAGATACAGGAACTCACAAGAGAAGTAGACAGACAGTTTGGTGGTCTTAGAAAGGTGAAAAGGCAGAAGGATAAGAATAGAATATCAATGACTATCCGACAAATAAACAGAAGAATAGCAAAAAAGGAACAAAGAGTAGAACAGATAACTTCGTTGTTAGGTCGCACTAGGGGGAGAATATAGTGGAACTAGATGACATGGACTTCGTGTCGGCTATGGACATGGAATTGTCGAAGACATCCTTCCCTTACTTCTTCCAGAACGTACTCGGCATGATGTTCCCACCATACATGGAAGAGTGGTTGGAGTCCATGCAGAACACGGATAGGACTGTCATCATCTGTAGTCGTGACCACGGCAAGTCCGTGTTCATGCATTGCTGGGTGGTATGGAATCTGGTATTCCAAGAGCCGCCATATCAGATGCTATACATCTCATCGAACCAGAAGCAGACCCTAGTTCACATGAGGGAGATTGACAGATACTTCAATCACCCAGCACTCAAGAAGTTCCGGCCATCACGCAACTGGGCTATCGGCAACATACAACTCACGAATGGCAATGCCATACTTGAGAGGTCAGTTGGCTCTCAGATTCGTGGTCTTCACCCGCAGGAGATTATCATTGACGACCCGTTGAAGGAGTTCAGCCTAGCCGCCATACAGCGAGTGACTGATTGGTTCTTCGGTGACATGATACCGACGCTTCACCACACATCCAACCTCCGTATGATTGGCACTCCATTTACATATACCGACATCTTCTCCCAATTGGAGGAGAACCAAGCGTATACAGTCACCAAGTACCCATGTCTCAACTCACTGAATGAACCACTTTGGCCTGAGCGTTGGGACCATGATGCACTCATGCAGAGAAAGGCTGAGATAGGTTCTCTCAAGTTCACAAGGGAATACCTATGCGTACCGATATCAACAGGCACTTCTCTGTTCAATCCTGAGTTCATCGAGAACTGCAAGAACAAGGAGTATGTTCTGAAACTAGGCAATAGGAGAGATAAGGGATTCAAGTATTACGTCGGAGTTGACCCCGCTATCTCGACTGATGGTGACTACAACGTAATCACTGTGCTTGAGGTGGATGATGAGGCTAACAAGACAATTGTGCATGTTGACCGAGCCAAGAACGTTGAGTTCAGAGAGAACATCGAGAAGATTAGACTGATAGGAAAGATATTCCAACCAGAGGTGGTGCTGTATGAGACCAACACCTTCGCTAAGGCATTCACACAGGAGTTGAGAAGCATCTCTGATTTGAACATCAAGGACTTCGACACTACGAGGAAGAAGAAGCAGGAGATAATTCTGAACCTGCAAATGAACATAGAGAATGGAAAATTCAACTTTCCCTATGGCGACAATTCCAGCAGAAGGTTGACTAACCTCTTGATTGAGGAACTTTCCATGTTCAGCATCACTGACTCTGGTAGGTTTGAGGGAGTTGGTGCGCATGACGACTTGGTTATGAGCCTCGCTCTAGCCAATGCCGCCACCCAATCTCCGGGGGAGAACTTTATTCTACTAGACGACATGGACTTGTTCGATACAACTCCAACTAGACCTGCTGGTAGTGCAATACCACCGGGTATTTTGGGACTGAATCTGTAGGTGAATGCAATGGGAGAAAAGGGAGACAAACTCAGGGAGATGGCCTCTCTTGCCGATGAGGAAGAAACGCTAGTCGAAGAGCAGAAGCGACTGTCTGATGAACTCAAGAGGTCTTGGTTGTCAGAGCAGAACACCACAAACCACTTCGACATCGAGAAGAAGTTCGCAGTAGAACACAACATCTCATTATCGGATGCCAAGAAGCAACTCAATGACGATTTCAAGAAGTACGAGGTAGAGGGCAAGGACATCCCATCTCTCATCAAGGAACTCAAGGACTATCGGAGAACCCTGAAAGGAGAGCAGAAGATAGCAATCACGAAATCGATTGACAACCTAATCAAGGGATACGCATCACACTTGGACAACACGATAGACAGGATATACTGGATTTCCAAGTACAAGCCCGTCGTCAAGGAGATGGTTTGCTCCGAGGAGCAACTAATCAAACTCTCATACATACATGACGAGAACACTAGGAGAGATGCCATTGACTCCCTCTGCAAGTATTGGGAGGCTAGGCTCGATAGAGCAGAGATGCCATACAACTCGGACTACTCCTCCTTGACCAAGGAGATGACCAATAGCAAGAAGGAGTTCAAGAAGATAATCAAGGAACACATGCCTAGTATCAGCCCGAAGGATGTAATCAAGCAGGAAATACTCCATGCTGTTTGTGAGGAGCCGGGAATATCGGCTAGACAGATACATGAGAGGCTTCCGAAGAATCTGTTCAAGAAGACATCACCCAGCATAATCTCAAAGATGGCTAGGACTCAGAACATTACCACAGTGGATGGTGCTTTCTACAAGTTCAGTGATGACATAAAAAAGGACATCTATGCATACACTGCCGCTTTCATAGACTCTGATGGATATATTACAATGGATAAAAACTTTAATCCAAGAGTCGGTCTAGTCGCAACAGGGGACAGAGGTAAGGCGTTTATGATGGAGATGCACAAATCCCTTGGGTGTGGAAGATTACATCTAGACCAGAAATCACCACAGGACACCAAGCCTGTCAACAGACTGAACTTCTACTCAGCGGCGGATGTGAATGAGATTCTTACAAAGTGCAGACCCTTCTTGAAAATGAAAGGGGCAAACGCAGACATACTATTGGAACTGCTTAGAATGAAGAAGTCTCACAAGAAGGCCGAGTGGTACAAACCCCGAAGACAGGAGTTGTTCCAACTGATGAAGTATGAGAACCACAAGGACAATGCCAACTATGACTTCATCAAATATGGCATAGACATAGACACAGTATCCAAGTTCCATGAGAACTCTAAGATGGCAGAGATGGATGTCATCGAGGGAGTCATAAAGACGGAGGCATAGTATGGCAGATGAGAAGAGAAGATTCAGAATAGGAAACCTATTTCGTAGGACGACTCCAAAACCAGCAGACAGGACAATATACAATCCGGGGATTCAGGAGAAGGACACATCATATCTACTCACATCTCCTGTGATATACCACATAGCACAGCAGTCGGTGATAGTCAGGACTTGCACTACTCAACTCAAGCAGGAGATATTCAGAAGAGGATACCTATGGGAGGAGAAGTTCGTCAAGAAATGCACTGATTGTGGGAAGGAACATCAATCGCCTGTTGAACAATGTGCAGAGTGTGGCTCGATGAACTTAGAGAAGCCGAACCCTGACCAGTTGAAGTATGCTCAGAAATTCCTAGATGGTTATGTCAACAAATCAGAGCAGATGTTCATAGACGTATTGAAGGAACTAGAGGATGACCTGAATATCATGGATGATGCCTATCTTGTCCTAGTGAAGGAGTACTTCATGGATAACAATAACGAGATTCGTATGCATCGAATAAAAGAGGTCTATCGTGGTGACCCCGTTACGATGCACATCTACTCTAACGACATGGGTGAGAGAGGAAAGGGTGGATACATCTGCGTCAAGCACAGGGACAGGATAGAAACAAACCCCACTGCCCTTTGTGAAGAATGCAACTCGGAACTGCACCCTGTTCACTATGTAAATAGAGTCAAGGGAGAAGAACAGTATTTCACAAAGGGAGAGGTTTTGCATTTCAGCAAATACTCGCCCGGTAGGATGTATGGACTGTCACCAATCATAACGCTATGGAATCACGTTACGACTCTGATAGCAATGGAGAACTACGTCAACTCATCATATACCAAGGCTAGAATGCCAAAGGGTCTACTAGCAGTTCAGACTAGAAACATAGATTCGATGAGGTCATTTTGGCGAAGCGTCAAGGAGAAGATGGAGAAAGACCCGCACTTCATCCCTGTGATGGGAATCGAAGCGGAAGGCGGCAAGGGTTCCGTCGAGTGGGTGAAGTTCATGGATAGCCTGAAAGAGATGGATTACATGTCTGTCAAGGATGACTTGAGAGACAGGATATCAGGATTCTATGGAGTCAGCAAGGTATTCATGGCAGACAACTCTGCTAGTGGTGGATTGAACAACGAGGGTATGCAGATACTCGTAACCAATAGAGCAGTCGAGATGGCACAGACGATTTGGAACGATTACGTGTTCCCATTTATGACAGCAGAGTTCGGTATCAGTGATTGGGAGTTGAAACTGCCACCATCAGAGGAAGAGGATGAGATTGCCAAACTGAGGAAGAGGGAGATTGAGGTGAACGTCGCGGCGGCTATCAAGAACCTCGGATTTGAAGTCAATATGGATGACGAAGGAAGATTCACTTACGTCAAGCCACCACAACCAGAAGACCAACAACAAGAAGATGAAATCGAATTAGACCCGTATGCTGGAACCAACATCGACCAGTCACAACTAGGTCAGATGATGGAGGCCGGAACTAGGCCAACTGCCGAAGAAGCAGGTAAACCCGCTACTGTGAAAGGAAGGAACAAACCGAGCATGAGTGTTGGTCCCGATAAGAGATTCAGCGGTTTGCCAAGAGAAGCAGGGAATGAAAATGTCGATAGGCGTAGTGAGAGGCGGGTTGGTTGAGCAGACTGCTTGAGATAGCAAGGAAATGGAAAGAAGAGATTGACAAATTGAATGCGGAGACAGACGAGAGAATTAGATTATTTGTGGAGGAAGGAATATGGAATGGCAAGAAATATTGAAGAAAAATGCAAAGCCCGACTTTATTGACATCGATGGGGATGGCGATAAGGAAGAGCCAATGAAGGATGCAGTGAAAGACAAGAAAGGTGACAAAGATGAGTGAAAAGAAAGGCGTAAGACAATTGGAAAGAGAATTGAAAGCGGCAAGGAACGAGGAAAGAAGGGAACATGAGAGCAGAATCACGAAGAACCGTGATTTCTCAATAGGAGGCATTGACCCAAATACGAAGTCAAAGCCACTACCCAACTCCGCTGATATCCCTGATGCTATTCTCCTACCCAAGAAGAAGCAGTTGAAGAAAGAAAACATACCATGGTGATTGGATGTCATTCATGGATATCCTCAGAAAGCAGGGTGAGGAAGTCCATTCTGACATATATGACTTGAGGGGAAATCTAACCCCTAGAGAGTTGAGAGATGCGGCAGAGACATGGGAGAGGTACGGGGAGGACTTCGGCCCAAATCTGCTGACTCAACCAGCACCTTTGGAAGACAGAAGAGCAACTGAAAGCGAAGACTATAGCAACAATCCGGGTTTCATGGCTAATGCGACTCAAGCGTTGAGGATGATTGAAGCATTGCCATCAGCATCCACATCAGAGGAGATGATGTCACCTGAGTACCAAGCAAGAGGAGAGATAGAGGAAATCCTAGAGGAACTACAAAGGAACTACACTACAGAGATGAAGAGAAGAGCAGAGCAGAGACAATCCTTCGCTAGTAGGGAATTGAATGCCGACAGTCTAGAGGAAATCCTACGAATGGTGTCAAAGTTCAACAGCCCAGCAGAGATGGAAGAGAAGTTCCCGAACAAGAAGAAGTTCACAAAGGAATGGTCTACGCAATTTGCAAGGTTCAAGGACAAGATAAACGAGTTCCTGTATCTAGGCGAGAGAATAGCACAACCTGTACGTGAGGTCTACCTAGAAAGACCAATCAGACTCGCTAGGTTCGATGACGAGACAAAGGAGTGGATGCAGGAAGAAGAACTAGGATACAAGATGTACAATGGCAAGACATCCAAGGAAGTGTGGGAGGACTTGCTTAACTTCTTGGGTATGGAAGCCATGACACCATACGACAAGAAGGAATCAAGAAGCCGACTAGAGAGATACGTCAGATTCGATGAGAACAACCTAGACGAACTATTCAATCTAATCAGAGAGGATAACTTGCTGGAAGCATTTCCCGCTCTGTTTGATGAGTCATCATTCGATGACTTGGAAAGCGCACTATACATACTCATAGAAGACGTAATGGAAATGCATGATGACTATTTGGATGCAGAAGGAGAAGATGAGAACACAGAGGATAACATCGAGAAGTACCTAACAGCAATAGAGTTCCTGATGCATGTGTTTGAGATAACAAGAAGGGATGATTTCATCAACGATGGAGTCGTAAATGAACTCAAGGAGATAGAGGAACCAAGGCCATTCCAGTTCCACAGAGAATTCAGAAACATAATAGAGGCCCATGATTTGTACGATGAAGAGGAGGAAGACGAGTGAGTTGGCAAACTATCCTGAAAGCAGATGGTCTAGTGGAGAAACTTGACCAAAAGGAAAAGAAGAAGATAAAGAAACTCCTACAGTCTGCACAACCGTCTGAGTTCATGGGTCAGGAGATAACGCAGTTGTCCGATTTGCTGACTGCAATGAAGGGTCTTGACTTGGTGAAGAACGACAAGAACATGCAGAAGAAGTTTGAGAAGTTTGATGAGAACAACTTAGACCTAGTTGCTACTGCGTCTGAGTTACGGAAAGACTACGAGACACTTTACAACCAGTTGAGAGCAGAGATTTATCCAAAGAAGAAGGGGAAGTTAGAATGAGTTGGGAAGATATAGTGAAATACGGAGAGGGGTATATCCCTCAAAGCGCAAGTGATGAAGAAACTAGATTACAAATGGAGTTTCAAGATGATGATAGAAGAGAAAGCGCGATGATTAATCTTAGAGATGAACTTGCACTTGCTATGAAACCTCTACGAATTTTATCTACAGCAAGTCAAGATGAATCATTAGATGAATTATATGATACTCTTAGTGATATGAAAACACAAAAGATAGACGAGTTGGCTGATAAATTAGGTGTTGTTTCTCTTTTGTTAAATAAAGTCAAAGGTAAAACAATTCTAGGCGGTAAAATAGGCAATAGACCAAGGTGATTGAAATGAGTTGGGAAGATGTGATTAAAATATACAGTGGTCGCTCTAATATGGAAAAGGCCAAGAAAGTAGAAGCC